ACCCGGCTCACCAGCTTGTCGGCCAGGTAGGGCGAGAGCGTGAGCTCGGTGCCCTTGGCGTGCTCGGCGTGGTCGCTCGTCAGGACGATGCGGCGGGTCTCCTGGTCCTGCGCCATGGTCCGCTCCATCAGGGGTTATCGTGCATTCCCACCGTGAAGGCGGGAGATCCACTGGTGTCCGTGCAGCTGCTCGCGAGTCCGCCACCGAAGGGGCTGACCGCTCCCGCCCGACCGGCCCGGGCGCGAAGCTCTGCGGCCCGGCTGGCGAAGGCCTCGGCGCGCTGGCTGTAGGAGATCCGCACGTCCCCGTCGGCCAGGTCGGCCTGCCGGGAGAATCGGGCGGCGATCGCTTCCAGGCAGGCAGCAGCCGCGGCGTCCACCGATCCTTCGTCCGCGACCGCGGCCGCGATCTCCTCGTCCGTGACGAGCGGATCCGCCTCGAGGGTGTCCCCGATGCGGAACCGCACGGCGTCGCGAGTCGACGCGGCCGGGTCGCCTTCGTACGTCCAGGTCACTGGGCGCCGGCGCGTCGCGCGCGCTCCGCCTCGATGGCGGCGACCAGGTCGGATTCCTTCACGTAGCCCTTGCTGCCGGTACCCGCGACCGTGAGGCCGAGGGTGTTGGCCAGCTCCTGCAGGGCAGCCCGCGTGTCCGGCAGCGTCGTCGGGATCTCCGCCACCGCCGCGTGGGCGGCGGGAGTCGGCTCGGTCTCACCGGCGGCCGTCTCCTTTCCCGGATCCTGCAGGCTCCCGCCCTCGGGCGAAAGCACGTTCTCCGCAGGCGGGGCGATGTCCGGCGCCGTGGCCGGCTCGGAGGTGATCGGCTGCGCCGGCACCAGGACGAACCCACGGCTCGCCGCCAGCTGCTCGAGCAGCTCGATCGGCAGGTCCACGCCGATGGTCGAATCAGTGACCTCGAGGGTCATGCCCGTCACGGTGCCGGTGGGCACCAGGTCGAACCCGAGGTCCGCTGCGGCCTTCCGGACCTCCTCCTCGCTGAGCGGGGCAGGAGGACCGCCGCCGGGCTGTTCGTGCGGGGTCTCCGGGACCTCGGCGATCTTCCCATGACGCACCAGGAGATCGTACCGGTGTCCGGGAAGGATGGGGACGGGCTGGCCCGGCTCAACCCAGTCCCCAACCTTCACCCGCTGGATCGCGACGTAGCGCATCAGCCGCCGACCGCGTCCTCGAGGAAGATGCCGAGCTCGGTGGCGACCACCTTCACGTCGGTGGCCATGCGCACCTCGAACCAGTCGCTGTGCGCCGGGTCGTCGCGCCACCGCATCACCGCGGCCTCCAGCCCGCCCTGCGGCATGAGGCCGTCCCAGGCGAAGGTGTAGCCGGCGCTGGGCTCCTCGATCGACGCCGAGCTGGCCGCGTACAGCAGCAGCACGTCGTTCTCGCCGATCGCGTACTGGATGTCGTCGGCCAGGCCCTCGGCGGCGGAGTTGTAGACCGCGCCCGGGACCAGGTACTTCTCCACCCCGAACACCGCGGCGAGCATCTGCTCGGTGATGATGCCGGGCTGGACGTGCTTGTAGCGGTCCAGGATGTCCGCGTGGTTCTTGAGCGCCCGGTGCACGGCCTTGCCCACCACCATGCGGTTGGGACGGAAGCCGCCGGACTGCTTCTCGAACGTGTCCATCAGCTCGTCGATCAGCCCCACCGGATCGCTGGCGGACTGGTCGAACTGGAGGAACTCGCCCGCGCCCGGGGCGGCGGCGACGCCGGCCAGCTCGGTGTCCCACACGCCGGCGACCATGTAGCGCCGGGCCCAGAGCCGATCCAGGTGGATCAGGTGTTGGGAGGTCAGCAGCCGGGTCTTGGAGTTCTCCAGGTTGATCGGCTGGACGCTGTTCGCGCGGTCGCGGTCGTCGATGAAGGTGGACAGCCCCTCCTCGACGCACGCGTACTGCGCCTCGTCCAGGTCATGGCCGATCACCGGGACGCGGCCGCCGCGCGGGCGGGGCGCGACCTGGTCCCGAAGGAACGAGCCCTTCGGGTAGACCTTGTAGGACCCGGCCGCCAGCCGGACCGGCACGGTCGGGAACACGTTGCGCGCGACGAACTTGTCGGCGCTCTGGATGAAGGCGATCGCCACGTTCGTCAGCAGCTGATCGTGGGTCGCCTGCGCCGGCGTGGGGCCGGACTTCTGGAATCGGCTCATCGGAGAATGCGGGGTGCGGGGGAGCGAAGTTCGGTTTTTCGGAGGTCAGGAGAGGTGGTCGCGGCCGCCCGTCGGGGCGGCCGCTTCAGCCTCAGGCCGGCACCTCGCCGGCGTGGACGATCTCGACAGACACCACCTGACCCGCGCCGCCGGACGCCTCGAGGGCGACGGCGAGCACGTAGTCACCGGCAGCCGCCGCCACGGCGCGACCCTGCGCGTCGGGCGTCAGCAGCACGCCGGCGTTGAAGGCGGCGCCCGCGATCCAGCTGCCCTGCTCGCGCACCTGGACCGAGCCGTACTGGCCCGCCTCAGGGTCGTCGGTGAGCAGCCCGACCGCGGCCACGCCGGCGCCGGCCACGTTGATGCCGGCGTTGGTCAGCGCCATCGCCTTGTTGGTCGCAGCGGACAGGTCCGCGGCGGCCAGCAGCGCGCGGAAAGCTCCGAAGTTCTGCATCTCAGAAACCCTCCTCGCGGACGGCGGCCACCAGGTCCGGGTTCTGCTCCTGGGCCTTCACCAGGGCCTGGGCCTCGGTGAGGTTCGGCTCAGCCTTCCGGATCTCGGCGGCCTTCGCCTGCAGCTTGGCGTAGGAACCGCTCCCCTGGACGCCACCATTGGCGCCCAGCTCCTTCATCAGGTCCCCGCTCCGGATCGCCTCCGCGGCGCCGGTCAGGACCGTCTCCAGCTTGGCGAACTCCTCGGGCGCCTTCTCCTGCAGCGCCTTCAGGGTCGGCACCAGCTCCGGCGACATGCCGGGCAGGCCCGCCAGGTCGCCACCCTCCTGCACCCGCTTGGTCAGCACCGCGACGCGGGCGTTCTCCTCGGCCTGGGCGGCCTTGGCGAGCGCCTCCTCGGCGCGGGCGTTGGCCTCCTCGGCACGCTTGTTCGCGTCCTCGATGGCCTTGCGAACCTCGGCCGGGAGGTTCTTCAGCACGTCGTCTCCCGTGGCGGCCGCGGCCGGGGCGGGAGGGGTGGCCGTGTCGGCCTGCTTGGTCGTCGACATGTCCTCGTCGTCCTGGTTGTCGGTGTCCGCCTCGGTGATGATCGAGCCGAGGGCCGAATGCGCCTCCTTCAGGCGCGTGAGACGGGCGGCGCTGATCTTCCGCCCGGCTTTCTCGATGGTGTCGCCGCACTCGGGGCAGGTGCCGTCCTCGCCCACCTTCTTCTCGCACTTCGGGCATATCCCCGCGGCGGCCTTCTGCACCGTCTCGCCGTTCACCCACTTCGGGAGCGCGGTCTCCACCGCGGCGCTGAACTCGGCGATCGAGGTGCGGATCTTCGCCTCGCGGTCCGGCTCGTCCAGGTCGCGGAGCGTCGAAGCGATCGCGTCCTGCAGCTGCCAGCCGTAGTCGTAGGCCTCGCTGACCGCGCGCTGCATCCCGCGCTGCGCCTGCAGCTCGCCGAACGTGGTGGCCTCGTCGTAGGCCTTCTGCACCTCGTCCTCGGACTTGCCCAGCAGCTTGGCCACGGTGGCCGCGATCACGCCGCCGAAGCGGCGGAGGCTGCTCTGCGGGGCAGCGGAGGGAGCCGGAGCCGGCGCGCCGCCTTCGCGCTTGTGGATGAGCACGTGTGCGGCGGGATTGTCGCCGCGATCGACGAGGGACACCTCGTCCACCTTCTGCAGCGTCAGGCGGTTGCGCTTCATTCGGCGATCTCCTCGCGGGTGCCGGTGCCACCGATTGAGAACATGGCGAGTTCCCCGTCCTTGACCCGCTTCCAGACCGCGTCGTCGTCGACGCGGAATCCGACCCACCACCCGGCTGGAAGCGCATCCTCCGCGAGGCCCATCCCCGAGAGCTTCTCTTTGGTCACCACTAGCGACTCCACCAGGCGGCTGACGCCCTTCGCCACGTGCATCTCGCCGCCGTCGCGGGAGTGGAGCACGTAGTCGTAGGCGACCTCCTCCAGGTTCTCCGGGTCGACCTCGTCGCCGGAGTGATCGGTCACCTGGTCGCCGCCCGCGGTCTTCGCCACGTAGGCCCAGCCGAAGACGAGCCTGCGCTCGTCGTCGACTTTGTGGATCCGGCCGGAGAGCAGCTGCGACACGCGGGAGCAAGAAGCAGGGGGAACGCGAAAAGCCCGATCTTCCCCAGCGGGGGAGATCGGGCTCTCTGCGGAACCTCGTACGGTTTGGGCGACGGGTCGCCCTAGTGTCGAGCCAGAAGGTAACGGCGCCGCGCGGGGCGGCGCAAGCCTGCCGTTCTCAACCCTCCTGCTTCTTCGGCTTCATCGCCATGCGCAGGAGCAGCTCCTGGACGCCCTTCACCAGGACGATCGCCTGTTCGGGACGCATCCCGCGGCTCTCGAGCTCCACCTGGTACTCGACCAGCATCGGCGCGATGTCACCGAGCACGGCGCCGAACTGGTCCATGTATGCGACGAGCCGCGGATTGGTCATGCGCCGCAAGCTAGGCCGGCGGGGAACCTGAAGCAATCACGCCGCGTTGGCGGCCGGCTCCTCCTCCCATACCAGCTTGACCGCACACCGGCAACGGACGTGGAACGGCGGGCGGACGTGGCCCGGAATCACCTCCTCGTCCATCCCATAGCTCTTCGCGCCCAGCCCCTGGCAGATCCTGCAGGTCCGCTCGTCCGGCGTCACGACGATCCGGCGGCGGGTGGTCGGCGGAAGGTGCCCCGCCTCACTCGCCTGCGCCCAGCTCTCGCGCTGCCCCGCGGCCGCGGCTTCGAGCGATTCGTGCTCGGCGATCAGCTTCGCGCGGTCCTCGAGCTTCCGGCGGGCGTAGCGCGCCGTCCGCCGCTGGACGTCACGCTCCAGCGCCCCCTCCTCGCGCAGCCGCTGGGCGAAGTTCCGGATTGCCCGGCTATCCCGCTCGGTCTGGCCAATGTGCATCTGGATCCGCCGCGCGGCGCTCGCCGGCGACGCACCCTCCTGCACCAGCTCCACCAGGACCTCGCGGAGCGCGGCCCGCTGCTGCTCGTCGATCGCGGTCACCAGCCGTGCGCCGGCCTCCTGGAGCCAGGCGATCGCCCGGTGGTTGGCCACCTCGAACGGCGTCGTGACGCCGAGCCGGGTCGTCAGCGCGTCGGCCGAGGCCTGGCCGGCGGCCGCGAAGGTGCGCTCCAGCTCCTGGACCAGCGGCTGCAGCTCAGCCTTCGTGACCTCGGACCCGAGGATGCGCTCGATCGCGTCCACGTCGCCCGCGCCCAGCGCCGCCTCGAGGGCCGCGCGGTCCAGTTTGCCGCGGAGCCGGCCGATCGCGCGCAGGAACGCGCGCCGCAGCTTCGGCGACAGCCGGTCGGCGACCTGGAGGATCTCCTCCCCGTCATCCGCCCCGCTGGCCTTGCCGACCTTTGCGGACCCCGGGGTCCGCCCCGCGCCGAAAGGGCGGCGCTTCTGAGCAGCCCCCTCGATCGCGGGAAGGTTCGCGACTTCGCGCAGGTGGGCCTCCAGGGCATCGTCCCGGAGCAGCACCTGGGCGCCGGCGAGCTGCTGGATGTAGGCCCCCAGCTCGGTCAGGCTGACGCGTTCCACGCCGCCCACCGCGAAGCGGCACCGGCCGCGCATCCCGTTCAGCGCGAGCAGCCGCGGCAGGGCGTGCCGGTTCATCACGTCGACGATCTCGTCCAGGATTGACTCGATGCCCGCGGCGAAGAGTTCGGCCTTCGTCACGCCCAGGCCGTAGGAGCCGACCTTCTCGTGCCCGAGCAGGATGATGTCCGCGAGCACCGTCATGGCGATGCGCTGGTCGTACCGCGCGATCACGCCGCCGGTGTCGAAGTTCCGCTTCCCCCCGCTGCTCAGCAGCGTCAGCTCGACCAACCTCCTCCCGTCCTTGTCGTAGACGGAGGGCAGGACCACCCCCTCCTGCGAGTCCCGGCGGATCCCCTTCACCAGGCTCTTGTACTCCTCGAGCACGGCCTTCTTCTCCGCGGACGCGTCGGCCTGCATGTACTCCGCGGGGATGTACATCACCGGCAGGCCCGCCAGGTCGCGCTCGATGCCGATCCCCTCGACCTCCTCGATCCGCTTCTTGAAGAACCACGGGCGGTAGGCGGCGCGGAGGATGGACCGGCCCTCGGGGCTGCCGTTCGCGTGGATCGGGCGGAAGAGCAGCCCCTTCTCGATCGGGATGAACACCTCGCCGCCAAGGGTCGGTGGGGTCTGGTGCATCCCCGAGACGCCGCCGCCCTCGTCGATGCCCCAGCGCGAGAGTGTGCCCTGCGCTCGGCGCGCCAGCTTTCGCCAGCCGATCCGCCCGTCCGTGTACCGGCTATTTCGCGCGGAATCTTCGGACGGGCCCGAGCGGACCTTGTAGACGATCTCATGGAAGCTCCACCCGTAGACCAGCATCGAGAGGATCTCGGAGAGGGTCACCCCCCAGCTGACCGACATGTCGTGGAGGTTGCTCAGCGCGAAGTCCGCCGCCTCCCGGTCCTCGGGCGCTTCGCCCTCCGGCTCCGCGCGCCAGGTCACCCGCCGGATCAGCTGCGTCAGCGCGAAGAGCAGCGCGCCGACCAGCGGATCGTTGGAGGACATCTCCTCGTAGACCCGGATCGCCCGGCTGCCGGTCAGCTGCGGGAGGAACTCCTCGCGGACCTGGCCGCTGTAGATGCGAAGGCCGGAAACGCCGATCTCGGTAGTGTCTGCCGCCATGGGTCAGTTCCCGCGGAAGTGTGAGGTCTTACCGATCCCGATCGGCGAGACGAGGGGTGCGCTGCTGTCGGGGAACAGGAAGTCGGGCGCGGCGGCCAGGACGAAGGCGTCGCCATCGTCCGGCGAGCGGTGGAGTCGCTTCCGGAACGCCTCCTTCGCCTCCAGGCGCCGGACCGCCACGCCGGAGAGGTTCACCCACTTGAACTCGCGCTCGGTGAGGTCCTGCTCCAGCGCCGCGGGCGGATGGTCCAGCGTCAGCCCCTTCAGCGACTCGGCGGCCTCGTGGTACAGCTCGGTCACGACGTCCGCGTAGGCCTCGGGCCGGTGGGCGGTGGCGCCGAACTCGACCTCGAGGACGCGGAAGTCGTCGAACATCGCGTGCAGCTCCGCGTCGTCCTTGATCCGGTCCGCCACGCCACCGCCGAATCCGCCGCCTGCGTCGATGCGCACGTGCAGGGACTTCACGCCCGCCGTGGCCAGCCGCTCCGCGGCGACCTTGATCGCGCCGGCGTAGGCGTTCGTGTCCACCTGGGCGAGCTGCGCGTCGCGGCGCACCAGCATCCCGTGACGCGTGAAGATCGAGCCCATGTCGTTGCCGTAGCGCGCCACGTCGACGCCCATCCGGGCCATCGTGCCGAGCTCCGCGGGGACCGGCCGCGCCTTCGCCGCCTCGTAGCGCCCGACCGGAACGAACGTGTTGTCGGCCGAGTTCGCCGGTGCGATCCCGAGCACCCGGAACATCAGCTCGTTGTCCGGCCTGAAGATCGTGCCGGGCGGGTGGACCGTGGCGCCGGCGCGGACCGGGAACGGGAGCTCGAACGTGTGGTTGTCCGGCTCGTGCTCGCGGACCACCTCGGCATGCGCCTCGATCATCTGCTCGACGTAGTCCCGCCGGACCGCACCCGGGATCACCTCGCGGCCCTCCACCACGTTCGGGTGCGCCGTGCAGGACATGCGGAAGCTGCGCACCTGGGAGAGCGACCGGCACTTGTGGAAGCGCGACCGCCGGGTCCGCGGGTTGGCGAACATCAGCACGATGACGACGCCGCCCGAGGTCATCGAGCCGATCGCGTCGTACACGAAGTCCGGGATGCCCTCGGCCTCGTCCAGGATGAACATGAGGAACGGCCCGTGCTGCCCGTGCAGGCGCTCGGTCCCGTTCCCGCCCGCGTTGTTGGTCGCGGCGCCGGAGGCGAAGTGGTCGGGCCGGTACTTGATCTCGCAGTTGTCGAGGACGCGGCCGCGGAGGTCCTCGCGCCCTCTCCGGTCGGTCTCGATCTCCTTCCAGAGCAGCTTCTTGATCTGCTTCCAGCCGGGCGCGAAGGTGTAGACGATCGCGGGCGGGAAGCAGTCGAAGAAGTGGGAGAAGAGTCCGCTGGCCAGCTTCGTCTTGCCGACGGTGTGGCCCGCCTCGCAGCGCAGCCAGTTCCGGATCTGCTGCCCGGGGCGCCAGTACCGGAGCTCGTGCTCCTCGATCTCGCCCCGCTCGAACGCGCGCCGCTCGAGCTGCTGGCGCAGCGCGAGCTCGTAGGCGTCGACGATCTGCAGTTGGCCGGGGGACTCGTCCGTCCCGGACCAGGGCTCCCACCCGAGCTTGTCCTGGATGTAGCCGGCCACGTCGAACCGGTACGCGGAGAAGTCGAGGTCGCCGCCGCCGATCGGCTCGTCCTGCTTCGGCGCCGGGCCGTAGACGCGGAGCGCCAGGCTGGCCGCCTCCGCTTGCTGCTGGAGCGGCAGCTGCCGGATCCGGCGCGCGACCTCCTCACGGGTCAGCATCGGGCAGCTCGCTCGGGTCGCAGCCCAATAGCTGGGCGAGCGCCCCGCGGGCGTTGTGCTGCAGGACGCGGACGTTCGTGAACATCCCCCCGTCCTCCTTCGCCTGCGACTCCAGGAGCTCGTTGACCAGCGGAGCGTTCACCCGCTCCGCGCGGGCGAGCTGCATGATCAGCCGATCGCGGATCCGCATCCGGACCAGCTTGTTCGAGGTCGGGATGTCTGCGGGATCGACCTTCGCCTGCTCGCGGGTCTCATCGAAGAGGGCGACCCACTTCTTGGTCCCGGTCTTCCGCGACTTCGGGTTGTCGAAGTTGTAGGGAGTCAGCGCCGGCGCACCGACCGTGATCCCGTGCTCCTCCTTCAGCCAGGCGAGGATCTCCTTCGACGAGTACCAGAGCGCGAATCGCTTCACCACCTCGGCGCGGAGGAGGTCGGTCAGCTTCGGAAGCGCCATGGCTCAGGCCGCCTTTCGGCTGCAGGTGCCGCAGCGGAAGCCTTCCATCTGGCCCAGCTCCACCCCGTACTCGCGCAGCCGCTCCTGCATCGCCGGCGGCTGCATGGCCGCACGGACCATCGACTCGACGCCGGCGGCCGCCGGGCCGAACCACTCGACGGGGAGGTCGAACTGCTCCACGTCGTGCGCCTTGATGCACCAGATCGGCTCGCCGCGGCGATCGCCGGACTTCGCGAACTTCGGCGCGCCGAACCCGTCCTCTGCCTGGCCGCAGTGCAGCAGCTCGTGGGTGATCACCGCCAGCTTGGTAGCGAGCGAGACGGTCTCCGCGGCGAAGTACTGCGCGTCGTAGGTGATGATGAAGTCCGGGATGTCGAACCCGAACAGGTGGTGCATGTAGGCGGACTGCCGGTCCATGATCCAGCGCTTCGCCGGCCGCGGCTCGAAGATCTCGGCCATGCCCGCGGTCAGCCTACCGCCGCTGTTGGCGATCGGCGCCTGGACGTTCGCCCAGAGCACCCCGATCCGGGCGACCTGGAGGTGTGCGAATTTGTCGTTCGGGAAGAGTCCGCCGGAGTGGATCCAGTGCTCCGCCTGGAAGCGTTCCATCTCCTCGTCGCGCACGAAGACCGGCACGCCCCAGTCCTGCAGGGCGCGCGGAGGCGGCATCGGGATCTCGATGCGCGGGGGATCGGCGGCTCGTCGCTTCACGACGCGGCCTTGAGCGGGTTCGCTGCCCCGATCTCGGCCTCGTCGCGGTCGACCACCGGCGTCCCCTCGGGTACCTGGGTCTCGGTCGAGACGATCTCGTACTCGGTGATCATGCCGCACTTGGGACAGCGGATGCCGAGGCAGATCCGCCTGGAGCTGCACTCCACTTCCTCGAACCGCTCCAGGATCCGGCCGGTCGCCTTCAGCACCCAGGGGTGCATCTGGACCATCGAGCCGCAGACGCGGCCCTTGAACCGTGCGTTGCCGCGGCGCGCCTCCGGGTGCTCGGCCCGGCAGGTCAGCTGAGTGTAGGTCATGCCGCGGCCGCTCCCGCTGATGGCCGAACAACGCGGAAAGCCCCCGACGCCGGCGCGGGTGCGCCAGCAGCGGGGGCCCTCAGGGAGCCTCGTTCGTGAGTTTCCTGCTGAAGGGTAGGGAAGTGCCGTGGGGCGGTCAAGTTATCCGGCTGGCCAGGGTGGGCGAGTGCAGTTGTGGTTGGAGTGGTGTGGGGGCGAATCTCCGTGTAAGACCGGTCCGTATTCGAGGGACAGACCTTCACCGGAGTTACTGGCGTGATCAGCGACCTGCTCACCTGGATGAATGCCAATGCAGCGGCCATTCAGGCCCTGTCGACGGTGGTACTCGTACTTATCACCGGGTGGTACGCACTGCGCACCCACCAGCTCACCTCGGCATCGCAGGAGCAGCTCGCGCTCCTCCGCAGAGCGCACGAACACGACGTGGAGGTGACGCTCTCGAGCGCCCTTGTTCCATTTCCCGACGGGCGCACGGTCGAGGCGTTCTCTCTCAAGGCTGGGAATCGGGGGCATCGCGCGGTAACTCTAAACGAACCAGTGATAGTGCTCCCGGATGATCGGACACTGGTCCTGATGGGGAACGGCCTCGCTCCCGACGGTCCGTTCCCTCGGCGCCTTGAATCGGGTGAAGGGTGCTCGATGGTCGTCGCCGTGGCTGACATCATCGGCGCGTTGATCCAGAACGGTTTGCGCGGGAAGGTCCAGGTTCGAGTGCGGTTCTCTGACAAGGTGGACAACCGCTTTGAAAGCAGGCCGATCACGATCGACATCACCAAGTGGGCAAGTCGGCTGCAGGGGACTCGATAGGGCGCTGCAACGGTCACGCGGACCTCCGCCGCCCGGCGTGCTCCGGGTACAGCTCGGCGACCACGTCGGACTGCCAGTACTCCTTGGTGTCGGCGTCCAGGATGGAGAGCCGCCCCTCGAAGCCGCCGCCGGTGTCGACGTTCCAGATCTCGCAGCGCTGCAGCGGCACGGTCGACCCGGCCCGCGTCGTGGTGGAGTGGCCAATGAAGACCTCCCGGAACATCGTGAGCTGACCGGTCTTCCGGAGCACCGCGGTCTTCCACATGTCCCGGTCCCAGATCAGCTCGTCCGGATCCGCCTTCGCTGGGTGCGGGTTGAAGTACCAGTCCCACCCCGCATGGACGAACATCCGGTCGCCGTCCTGGAACCAGTGCCGCGCAGTCTCCAGGTAGCGGAGGTGGGCGAACGGCACCTTGCACCGGGTGCCGCAGTACGCGTCGATGGTCGCCTGGCCGCCCTGCTCGAGCCAGTACGGCGGCGGGTATGGCTCCCGCAGCCACTGCAGGAGCCAGGCGTCGTGGTTGCCGAGCAGATGCACCAGGTTCGGGATCCGGAGCAGCTCGTCGATGCACGCCGGCGTCTCCGGCCATCCATCGGCGACGTCGCCCAGGAAGACGACGCGATCGCCGGCCGGGTCGAAGTTGCAGCGCTCGAGGACCTGGATGAGTGCGCGGTGTCCGCCGTGCACGTCGCCGAGGACGAGAGTGCGGCCACTCACGAACCCTCCTGCGGCGCCAGGTACCCCTGGGGTCCAACCTGCAGTGACAGCGGCTGCAGGGGCTGACCGAACGTAAGCACGCCCAGGTAGAGATCCTCACCCGCGGCGATCGCGGCGCGTTCCTCGTCGGTGAATGTCCACCGCGTGAGCAGGAACGGCGCATTGCCGTAGGCGGCGTGGGCGTACACCGCGGCGACCAGCGGTGAGTACTCCAGCTGGTCCTCCGCGATGGTGATCTCCTCGGCGCCGGTGCGCGGTGCGATCATCCTCACGCGACCCTCCGGGGCCGTGCGCGGCCATGCAGCCCGCGTGCGGTGATCGGGTGCCGCGGCGGATCCGTCGTCGACGACTGCTGCCAGGCCAGCTCACCGCGCTGGTACCGGGCGAGCCGCTCCGCCATCAGGTTCCGCAGCTCCAGGGTGGCCGCGGACGCCGGCGGCTCCGGAGCCGCCGGCTGCAGCTCGTTCCAGGCGCGCCGGGCGTCGTTCTGCTTCGCGCGGATCGGGCTCTGCCGGTGACAGAAGGCGCAGGCGACCTGGAACGCGGTGTTCCCGATCCGCTCCATCACCGGGTATCGGCCGCAGCAGGGGACGGTCGGGACCACGCGCGCGGCGGCGTCAGCTCTCGGCATCAGGATCACCTCCCAGCGGGATGGACTGGACGGGCGGGCACTGCTGGCACCGCTCCTCCTGCGGGACCTGGTCCCCGGTCACGTACCCGAGCCCTGAGAGGCCGCAATCGGTCACCACCTCGCCGAAGTTGCCGTTCCACGGCCGGTGGGTCCCGCGATGGACCAGGGGATTGCCGTCCAACGTCACGAGCGCCCCCGTGGTGACGCCGCAGATCACCTCAACCCGGTACATCGCCCACCTCCTGGTGGGTGTCCGCTCCCTCCCACAGCGCGCGCACCTGGTCCCACTCCGCCACGTCGCAGGCGGCGCCCAGGACGTGGCGGTGCTCACGACCACTCGCCGCGGCGATCGCCCGCAGCCGCTCCTCCCGCGCGTACTCCTCCTCCAGGTCGCGCTGGATCACGGCGCGCGTGGCTACCGGCAGCTGCGACCAGATCCCGCGGAGCCAGCGGCAGATGGCGCCGACGACGTAGGTGCGGCGCCCCATCGCGTACCGGACGGCGGCGATCACCACCAGGTGGGCGTCCGTGCCGGTGAGAGTGATGGGCTCGCCCGCCTCGCTCACGCTCCCTCCTTGGTGGTCTCCGGCTGCGCTTGCGGGCGCAGGGCGGCGCGGCTCAGCGGTACAGGCTGGGGTTCCGGTGATCCCGCCACTTCCCCCCGCACGGCATCGCGAAGTGCAGGCGACCCCGGATCGCCCATGCGTAGTGCCTCGGGGCGCACGTCACGATCGGGCGCCGCTTCCGGAACGGCAGCGGTCGGTTCGCGAACCAGATCATTGAGCCTCTCGGCGTATTGGTAGCCAGCGCGCTCCCGCGCCTCCTGTCCTGCTGGCGCGGCGTCCTCCGCATCCAACTCCGCTTCCAGCGCATCGACATGCTTGAACGGGCTTGGCGCGGGTGCCTCCTGGGGTGCACTCGTCGGGGCTGCGGGCGCCTCCTCGAGCTGCGACAGCGCCCGGGCCAGCCGCCCCTCCGCGTGCAGCCGGCTGTGCAGCGACTGCGGCCGCACCACGTCGACCGCCGCGGCCGCGACCCGCTCGAGCGCGTCCACCCGCGGCCCGGTACCGGCCACGGCCTCGATCAGCTCCGCTACCGCCTGGACGACGTCCGCCGGCCACTCCCACCGCTCCGGGATCCGGCCGGTGCGCGTGGCCGCGGTGACGCCGAGCAGCGTCAGGACCTCCGCGGCGAACTCCCTGGGCGTCGGCATCGGCGCGGGCTCAGCGCTGCGGATGACTGGACGCGTGCCCATGATCTTGTCGCTTCCCATTACGCCGCCTCCTTCCACTCGACGCCGGCGATCGCCGCCGCCTGCTCCTTCGGGAACGGCACGGCGCACCGGCCCTGCTGCAGCAGCGCCATGTGCAGCAGGAAGAGCGCGTCGGCCTCGTTGTGGTCTGAGCCTTGGTAGCCGAGCCGCTTCACCGCGGCGACCAGCATGTCCTCCTTCTTCGCGTTTCCCTTCCCGGTGGCGAACCGCTTGAGCGCCGACGGCTGCACGACCACCAGCGGGATGCAGTCGTCGTGAAGCGCGAGGCGGATCACGCCGCCGAGCTCGCCCAGCTGGTGCGCCTGGTGCTGGCTGGCGTACGAGTAGCCCTCGATGACGACCAGCTCGGCCTCGGCGGAGTGGATCTCGGAACAGACGCTGTCCCGGATCCAGGCGAGGCGCTGCGTGCCGGTGATGCCCTTCGGGGGCACGAGGACGCCGGTCGTCGGTGGGTAGACCTCCTGGTCGACCGCGAAACCGGTCCGCGTCAGCGAGAGGTCGAAGGCGATGGTTCGCATCGGTGTCATTTCGCGCGAAATGGTCAGAAGGGGAGCGAATCCCACTCGGGATCCGCGGAGTCGTCCACCAGGAGGTTCGCCACCATGTCTTCGGCGCCGAGCACGGGCTCGGCGATCACCGTCCCGCAGCCGCGGCACCGGCCCCACGGGCTGACCGGCTGGTCCCGGTCGCAGGCGGGGCAGTGCTCCTGGTCGTCCCACGCCCACCAGGCGAATTGGCCGCGGTCGACGACGAGCTCACCGGTTACCGGGTGGTGGCATACGGTCACCGTCGGGATCCAGCGGTCGACCGCCGCGGCCAGCTGCTGCAGCGCCGCGCGGACCCGCAGCCAGTCCTGCCGCACGCACCAGCTGAGGGAGGACCGCAGCTCCTCGAACAGGTCCCGGTCGGGGATGCGGACGCCGGCGGCTGCGAGGAAGGCGCGCACCGTCGCCACGTCCCGGGCGCGCTCGTAGGTGGTGAGCCGCTCGATCTCCTCGACGCGCCGCTGCTCCCGGAACGGCGAACGGTCCGCCATCACCCCGAGTCGCTCCCGGATGACCGCGCGCAGGGCGGGGAAGCCGGAGAGCACGCCCTCGGGCTGATGCCAGCGGTACAGCTGGCCGTGGATATGGAAGGCGAAGAGGTAGAGCGTCGTCCGCGAGTAGACCCCGCTGCCGCCGCACTTCCGGCAGCTCCAGCCGCGGCATGCGTCCTCACCGAAGTAGCCCCAGCACGGACGGACGTCCTCCTGCGCCTCCAGGATGAACGGGACGCCGGCGGCCACCAGGTGCGCGACGAACGGGGTCTTCAGCCGGTAGACGACGTTCCGGTCCGGGGAGACCTTCGCGTCCCGGTTGAGCCGCCACATCGCCCGCGCGGCGGCCGCCACGTCGCCCCGGGCCCGGTACCGGCCGACGGCGGCGCCGAGCTTCCGGGCGACCCACCGCATCGTCGAGCGCGGCGCGAAGTGGTCGATGAAGCGCTTGGCGCTCCCGCCGGCGACCGTAAACCACCGGGGCAGCAGGAGTTGGCGGGCGGCGCCGGTGGTGGCCGGACCGGCGATCGTTTCAGCCATCTTCACCCCCTGGACAGACGGCCGTCCTGCTCCCCCCGCACCTGGACGACCCGGTAGGCGCCGAGCCGCGAGTGGATCCGTTCGGCGTCGAACTCGACCTGCGGACCCGCCGCCGCGACCAGGTGTTCCGCGATCCCGTCCGGGTCCGGGTTCATGGTGATCACCGTCGGCCGGCCCTCCCGGTGATTCAGGATCGTGAACGCGATGTCGACGACGTCGGGCTTGATCTTCCCGGCGAACAGGTCGTCCAGGAGCAGCACGTCGGTCCGGATGCAGCGGTTGATCACCGCCCAGCTGTCCGCGCGGCCATACGTGCCCTGGACCTCGTGGACGAGGGCGCGCCAGTCGACCAGCAGCACCGACCGCCGCGGCTCCAGCCCGCCTTCGACCAGGTGGCGGAGGACGCAGTGCAGCAGCTCCGTCTTCGCGAGGCCGGTCTCGCCCCAGAGGAGCACGCCGCGCACGGGCTCGAAGCGGTCCGGCCGGCCGAGGACCTGGTCGGCGAACGCCATGGCCGCCGCGCGGGCAACGCCCCGACCCTCCCACGGCTCGAAGGTGTCGAAGCTGCTCGTCCCGAACCGCCACGGGTTGCCACCCGCCGAGGCGAGGCGATCGCGGATGTCGGGGCCCCGCTGGCTCCTGCCGGTACCGGGCGCCTCGGCCCGGAACAGGTCCTGGACGCAGCTCCGGCAGATCTCCCCCTCCGTCGGGTGCTGGACCAGCGCGCCGGCGGACTGGCTGCAGCGCGGGCAGACCGGTCCGCCCTCCGCCGCCGGGGCGGGGACCTGCACGGCGATCGGGGTGAGCGCCGCGTCCGCGGTTCGCTGGGCGGCGAGCTCGGTCCGACGCGCCTTCAGCCGGCGCTGCAGGTCTTCCAGCGCTGCGGCCTCACTCACTGATGATCCTCCCGCGGCGGGGCCGGGTGCCGGCGGGCTTTCCAGCTCGGTGGTGTCCATGGGTACCGTTCCGTGACTGCGGGCCGGAACGCGCGGCGTGCGCCTCCCGGACGGCGGAGTCGAAGTACTTGAGCGTGGTGATCTGGTGCTGGCGGTCAGGCTGGTAGCCGCGGGACTTCGCGTGGATCACCGGCAGCGCGGTGTCCGGGGTGATCCCGCAGGCCTCCCAGTCCTGGACGACGAGGGCGGATGCGGCGTGGTCGGCTGGGATGGCACGCAGCCGGGACTGGTCGATGGCAGGGTTGTCCGCCATCGCGGAGTTGGCGGCCTCGATGGCACGGGCCAGGAACGACCCTCCATGCGCGCCCGCGCCCGGTGAGTCAGTAGTCTCTCCGTTTCCGTCTTCCGTCTTCCGTCTTCCGTCTTCCGTGTTCGCCTTGGGTTCGGTAACCCTTCCGCAACCCTTCGCCTTGGGTTCCTTCGCGGACGGCGCGGCGAAGGGGTCCGGCAGCTCGTAGTAGGTGGCGAAATCCCTGACGATCTGGAGCTTCGGCAGCGTCTTCAGGTGCGCGAGGATGCTGGTCCTCGTGTTCGGCACGCGGAGCGGATTGGTCGGGTCGAAGCGCAGGCCGTTCCGCAGCCAGAAGACGTTGCGCTCGGTCCGGATCCAGTCCGCGGCCTTGAGCTGCTCCAACCCTTCGCTAACCCTTGCGGCGTCCATCCCGGTGTAGCGTGGCAGCACCTCGGGATAGAAGACCTCGATGCCCGACTTCCCCAGCTTGAGCTTGAGGATCAGCAGGACGGCGCGCGCTGCATCCCCCAGCTCGAGGAACTCCGGGCTGTCGATCAGGGCGACGTAGATGCCCCGGTACTCGCCGCGATCGTGGTCCGTCACAGGAGGCTCCCCTGCAGGTGGGAGTCGTTCGGCCGCCGCGCGGCGGGGGCGACCGATGGTGGGATCGGCCGGGGCAGGCGCGCCGGCACGACGATCTTCCGCGTCTCGTCGGTGAGCTCGAGGCGGGTGTACCACGCCCCGGGCTCGGCGCCGAAGAGCACGCGGACCTGGTCGAGCTCCAGGCACGTCTCGGTGGCCACCGAGACGTCCAGGTCGAAGGGGAATGCCAGCGGCCTGCAGGACAGCACCGGCAGCCGGTGGCGGATGGCGTGGTCAGGTGCCCACGCCGGGGGGCTCCAGGCATCGTCGTCGATGCCCGGCGGGTTGATGGCGGTGGAGACGGTCTGGACCTGGTGGCCATCCTCGCCGCCCAGCCACCACTCTGCGAGTTGCAGCACGTCGCCCGGATACCAGGGGCGGGGCGCATCCCGCTCCGGTACCCGCGGCTCGCGTGAGAACCCGTAGGCCTCGCGCTGCTGGGCGCGCTCCTCCGGAGAGGGCGGCAGCAGGCTCAGGATCGCCCACGTGGAGCGACCCGAGCCCACAGCGCGCTGCAGCGCCCGGGACTGCACGTCGGACAGGTGCACCCGGTGGGTCTTCATCCGACGCGGTGGTGCTGGTCCAGCAGCCGCCTCGCTACCTGGAGGCGCTGGAAGTCGTCGGTGCTACCGCCGGCGTCCGGGTGCGCAGCGCGCGCGGCCCGAAGGTAGGCGGCGCGGAAGTGGGGATAGGAGTCGAGGATGTCGACCGCCGAGCCGCCGCCCATCGCGCTGACGAGCTCGGCAGCCTCCTGGATGGTGGTCGGCCAGGAGCCGGACGAGGCTGCGATCGCCTTCCAACCGGCGTATTGCTCACCGCGCTTGGTGATGCCGTAGCGGTCGACCTTCCGGAGCGCCTCCAGGCCGAGCGCGATCGCGCGGACGTTCGCCTTCCACTCGGTGAAGACGTCCGTCTGGTACCAGAGAGCTCCGTAGCGGCTGCCGAATGCGATAGCCACACCGGGGTGCTCCGGCGCCCGGGCGTTCGAGCGCGGATACCCGTCGATGCGGATGTCGGACTCTCGCAGCGCCAGCTGCAGGACGACGTCGCGTGCGTCCAGGTGGTAGAGCTCACGGTCGAGCAGCTCGATCGTGTCGTACCAGCCTGCCTTGAACGGCGAGGGTCGCCGCTCGGTGGTGAGCGGCCCGCGCCAGCCGACGAGCGGCCGATAGGTGAGGGGAATGGAGGCCATCAGCGGCGCATCCCGACGGACTGCCCGCTGTGGCGGCCGCGGCGAACGCGGGCCGCGCGCTTGTGGTGGCGCACCCGGCGGGCGGCGAGCCGGGCGGTCTGTACCTCGCGCTCTCGGCGCAGCCGGAGCTCGGCGAGCCGCTTCGCTTCGGCCGCGGCTTCGCGCTCCTTCTTCGTCGGGCGCTTGTTCTTCGTCGAGGTCGACGCGGTGGGCATGACGGTTCCCTGGGTTCAGGTGGTGAGGTGGACGCTACTCGATCGCCGCGCGCTTCGTGGCGCGGGTGGCGCGGATGGCGCGTGACTTCTCCTCAGCGGACTTGACATCCGGGATGATCGCGGCTGCTCCGTAGCCGCCGGCGATCACCAGCTGGCGGTTCCGCTGGGCGCGGCGCTCCCGCTTGGAGGCCGCCGCGGCCATCGCGCGCTCGTCCGGCTGCCGTGGCTTGCGTGGACGACCGGTCCGGTGCCGCGACTGGGTTTTCGTCCGCGGATTCCTCGGGTCCGGAGCGGGGGCTGCGGGCGCCGAGGTAGCGCCGGCGCCGGCCATGCCGGCGATCGCCGCTATGGCCATCGCCGCCGCGCGGTTCGTCCGGTTCATCGAATCCTCTGGGTACGGGTGAGCTCGGCCATGGCGCGGATCCGGTCGGAGCGCGCGTCGTGGTCGGTGTAGGTGCTGGCCTCGCGGTGGAGCCAGTCGTGGTCGTCAGGGTGGAGCGCCTCGAGGTGCCGCGGGTTCACGCACAGGGGAGTGCAGCACTCGTGGTGGAGCTCATGCCCGGGGTCGATCGGCCCGACCATCACCGTGTAGACCCAGCGGTGCGCCAGTAGCCGGACGTTGCCGCGGCAGATCCGGCCGTACGGCACCCGGCCATTGCCCGCGAAAACGGTGGCGCCCTGCCACAACCAGCAGCCGAAGTCGGACTGGGCGCTGATCATCCGCTCGATCCGGGGGTCGAGCCGGAACAGGTCGGCCAGCGTCGGCAGGTACAGAGCGACCGTCTCACCCTCGAGGGGAATCAGGTCGCCGGGCAGCCCGACGAGCGCGCAGGGAGAGGTGGCGACCTGGATCATGCCGACCTCTCCCCGTACTTCCGGCTGAGGATCTGGGCCGAGCGGCGCCGGAGGGTGTCGGCCGCTTCCGGCGCGGGAAGCGGCATCCAGCAGAACGGAGTCATCGCGAGACCCATCCAGCCGACAGGCAGGCGCTCGGGATAGTCCTCCCAGGTCACGAGGCGGTACTCGCCTGTCTTCGGATCCCGCTCCCTGCTTAGTCCGGTAGGGGCGACGCCCCACCACGTCGGCTCCTGGCCGCGATACCGGCAGTACATCGCGGGCACCACATACCAGTTCTCTTCGTTGCCTGAGCAGACCAGGACCACGGTGCCATCGGTCGGCGCCGAGGACATCGGCCGCCAACTCATAAGCCACCCCCAGGCAGCACGACCGCCCGCGCCGGCGTCGCCGGGGCGGTGGAGGGGTGTCCGAACTGCCGTCCTAAATGTCGTCCGAAATGTTTGAGGGTCTGGACGCCTAAACGGAGGCTACCATGACCACGTTTGAAATACCCTGCCGCAAATCCCACCGGGGCATAAACCCCGGCATTTTCCTGCACTTGCGCGATCTGGACCCGACCGATAGATATCGGACGTTCACTCACGTGAACGGGGGATGGTTTTGCGACCGCTGCAAATCCCTTAGAGCCTGGAACCCGCGTGGTTCCGGGCTTTTCCGTTGGGTGGCCGAAAAGTCGGCCGAAATCCAGGCCGTATCGAGGGTTGTATCGCATCAGCGGACACCCTCCACGCCGCCGCGACGGCCGCGGATGATCTCCACCATCTCGCGGGTCGAGACAGGCCTCGCGCCCTTCTTGATCGCGAGCTCTCGCTTCGAGTCCGCGATATCGAAGTGCTCAGTGGGAGTGCCCGGGTGCTGGATCCACACACGCCGGACGCCGATCGCGTCCACCATCGCGAACAGCTCCTCAGTGGTGTCGGCCACCAGGTGGCTCATCAGCATCCCCCGGTACGGAATCCGAGCGTCGTCGACGTAGACCGCCATCACTGCTCCTTTCGCGCTGTGACGCCCAGCGCCGACGCGGCCTGATTGTCTACCTGGGCTGGTTCATACGCGTGCATCCGGCCGCGGTGCATCCGATAGCTCCTGCCACACCGGACGCACGGCGCCTCGGAGACCTGGTCCATTCCAATCGCCTTCCGCGCGATCGTCGATATCGAGGAGAGGAGCAGCACGGGCTCGCCCTGGGCGTCCGCTATGTGGCGGATCTTCCGGAGCGTAGACAGCAACTTGTTCCGTTCGGCCAGCAGCGAGGCGACGGTATCGCTCACCTGTCCTCCTTCGACTTTGCGACGCCCAGCGCCGATGCCGCCTGGCCGAGCTTCTTGGTCGTCTTCTTCTTGTAGCCGTACCGCCGGATGGTCTCGACCGTCCGCCCGGTGAACTCCGCGGCCGCGCCGTCGCTCAGCTCGTCCGCCAGTAGCGTGATCGCGGTCCGGCAGAAGCCGTGGAAGCTGCGGCCCTCGCGGTACTTCACGCCGGCGCGCTGCTCGAGCTTCTTCAGCTGGCGGTCCAGGTGGTTCTGGCGGATCGGCTGGTCCGGGTCGGAGGGCTTCCACAACAGCGGGGCGGTCGGACCGCCCGGGTTCGGGTGGTGCTCGCAGAGCCAGTCGAGCGCCGCGCGGTGGAGCTCCGTCATCGGCAGCACCTCGTCGCCGCGGCCGTAGGCCTCGCCCTTCGCGTGCTCGGACTCCCAGGTGCAGGTCCCGAAGGGCGCGTCCGTGGTCTCCGTCCGGTCGTGGTCCGCCTCCGTCAGGGCCAGGATCGACCCCATGCGCCGGCCGCTGCGAGCGATCATCACGAAGCCGCGGATCTGCCAGCCCGGGGCGTCGTCCGGCAGCTTGGCGAGGTAGGTGAGCATGTTGCCCACCTCCTCCTCGGTGTACTCCGGCACGTCCGCCTTCGTCCGGTCCACGGTTCGCCCCTCGAGGGGGTTATAGGGGATCGGCAGCGTCTTCCGGTGCTGCTGGATGACGTAGCGAATCGCGCAGCTGAGCCGGTCCGTGTCGTTCACCGCCGTGCGACCCGCCTTCGCGCCCTTGGCCGCGGCGATGTCCGAGCAGTACTGCGTGGCGTCCGCGGGCTCCAGGTCCATCAGCTTCCGGCCGCGCGCAAACCGCGGATCCAGGAAGAGCCGCCGGAACGCGTAGAGGTCGCTCCACACCGTCTTCGCGCTGGGACACGTGGCCATCGCCTTCACCTCGTCGGCGAGCGTCGCGTACCACCGATCGACCGCCGCCTTCACGCCCTCGTCGGACGGCTGGAGCAGCTCCTCCGGGAAGCCGGGCGCCCGGCGCATGTAGCGGAGCACCACGCCCTCGACGGTGAGGCTCTCGACCGCCTCCACCGCGCCTTCGTCGACCTTCGCATCCACGTTCTGCTCGACGACCTGGACGGCGCTGGCCCGAAGCTCTTCCGAGGTGCCCACGGCGTAGGCGGCCGCCCGCCGCCGCAGCTCGTTGCTGACGGCCGGGAAGATGGTCACCTGCGTCGTCTTCTTCGTGACGGGGTGCTGAAACGAGATCTTCAGCTTCCCTTTCTCGACGAAGACGCGGACCTTGTTGCCGTACTCGCCGGCGCTCCACGCGTCGACCTTGCCGGCCTCGAAGTTCTCCCGCGTAGCCCTTGCTTTCGGGGGCATCAGGCCGCCTTGAAGCTGGCGCGGAGACGAGCCATGATCTGCTCGTCCGAGAGCCGCGGGTCGAAGCCATGCCGCGGGAGTGTGCTCTCGCGTAGCGGGATCACGGCGCCCTTGATCAGCCAGTCGCGGCCGGGGCGCCGGGCCATCCCCTTCTGGACCCACTCCGGGAGCCGCCGCTCGAACCACGCGCGGGAGCGGCCGGACATCTCCATCGCCTGGGTCAGGGTGAACTCGCCGCGCGCCTGGCTGAGCTCGTCCTCCGCCAGCTGGATGATCTCCAGGACGGTGGCCACCGGGACGGTCCCGCCCTCGAGGCGCTCCATGATCGCGCGCGCTTCGCTCAGGTTCTCGATCATCGGGTCACCTCACGCGAGCTCGAGCTGCCCGATCGCGCGGGCGCGCGCTTCGACCGGGAGCTGCTGCGGGGGGGGGTGTCCTCTGCTACGCCCTCCTCCGCGGTCGAGGTGGCCACCGGTACCGGCGCGTCGAGCGGGAGCGTCGGTGACCGGAAGGCGGCGGCCTCCAGGGGCGAGTAGATCCCGAACGCCGCCCGCACGGCGTCCACCAGGCCGCCAATGCGCGCGTCCCGTCCATCGTCGAAGGTGCGGAGGGTGGGCGCGCGGTCGGCGGTGGTCGCATCGCCGAAGGCGAACGATACGCCCCACATGTCCGTCCGGAGCACGTACGGGTTGCCCTCGGACTCGCCGACGAAGGCCCCGGCGCCCTTGAGCCGGCTCACCGCGCAGCCGAGGATCTCCTGCCGGAGGTCATTGTCCTCCGCGCCGTCCTGGGCGAGGGCTGCCCAGCGCTCCCGCCAGTCGTCCGTGGGTAGGAAGGCGGCGGCGACCGCCTGGGTGAGCTGAGCCTCCTCCTCCGGCGTCCGTCGCAGGTCGAGGAGCTGCCGCACAACCGGGATGATCGCCTCGGGCCCGTACGTCGCGGGGACCTCGAACCGCTCCTCGATCGACATCCGGCCGCGGCCCCACCAGATCCCCATGACCTGCTCCTGGGAGATCGCGGTCGGGAAGTAGCTCGACGCGCAGAACGGCGGGTCGGTGGAGACGTAGCCACTGGAGATCGAGTACTCGCCCACCCACTGCTTCGCGATCTCCGCCGCGGTCACGATCCGGCCACGGAGCGCGGCCCAACGCGTCCGGGCGTCGCTCCGCTCGATCACCTGGCGGACGATGTCGTAGAACGCAGCCGACTCCACCCGCGGAGCTTCTCCCACCACGGCGGGAGGAGGCGCGGCGACGCGCTCCTCCTCCTCGGCATCATCGCCATGGAGGAGAGAGAGGCTGATCAGCTGGGGGAACTCGTCGGCGAGACCGTCCAGGTACTCGACGTCCTCGGCCGACGGGAATACCGCCTCCCGGACGCAGAACGGCTGCAGCGCCTCGTACCGGCGCACGAGGACCCGCGACCAGCGCGCCTCCAGGTGCGGCTCGTTCGCCTCTTCGGCGACGTGCAGCATGGCGTCGGCCTCGCGAACGTGGAGGATGCGGAGCGCGAGCCTGGCCGCGGCCGACCGCATCTGGTCGGCGGGCCACTTCGCCGCGAGCCCCGTGCGGCCCTTGGCCACCGGCTTTCCCGGCACGCGAGGGAACTCGCCGCGCTTCTCGTGCGCCTTCCGGTGGGCGGCGCGTGCCGAGGGGCGAGCGTCGATGTCCCCGCGGCAGGCGAGGCAGAGCGCACGGCCTGCGGCGCATCCGGCCTTGAACCAGAGCGACTTGCCCAGGTCGGCTTCCTCGGGGAGCACTGCATCCCAGCGGACGCCGGCGGCAGACGCCGGCTCGGCGGCAGCCACCGGCGCAGGGGCCGGGGCCAGGTCCTCGGCAGCAGCCGGCTCCACCGCGGGCGCCGGCTGCGCGACCTGCTCGTACAGCGCGCGGAACATCGGCTCGTAGTCCGCGCGGAGCTCCGCCTTGACCTTGTCGGCGAGCGGGTCGGAGTACTTCGACGTGGTGAGGTCGCCGCGGCCGCGGCGGAGCACCATGACCTGGAGCAGCCGGCGGGCGTCGGCCTCCCCCTTCTTGAACCCGAACTCCTTTCGGAGGAGGTTGACCGCCTCCTTCGGTCCGTCGTAGCCCAGGTTGGCGGTGAGCAGCGAGACCACCTCCGCCAGCGGGAGCTCGTCGCGCGCGGCGATCGCCTCGAAGTCCGCCTTCGTCCGGGCGGCCCTTCGCTCCGCCAGCCGCGCCTGCAGCACGGCCTCCGCGGCTTCCTTCGACCGCTGGACAGCCTTGGGGTCGAGGCTCGTGAGCATCGGGTTCCCACTCCAGTCCTTCGCGATCGTGAGCTTCGTGCCCTCCAGGACGACGGGGTCCAGGAGCTCGTGGCCGTAGATCACGCCCTTCCGGCTCGCCACGATCCGGACGTGTCCGTGACCGAACGTGCGGGTCAGCCCGTCGACGGTCTGAGCCGCCCCGGCGCCGGCGGTGGCCGCGGCGGCGGCAGCGGCAGCCTTCTCCGCCTCGCGCGCCTGCTCCGCCTCGGCCTGCGCAGCCTCCCACCAGGTGAGGTCGAAGCAGCGGACGAAGGCGTTCGACCATTTCTGGTAGGCGAACGCCGGCGCATGGCAGCCGCAGCTGGCAGCGTGCGCCTCGGTGAAGTCCCGCGCGGGACGGAGCTTGTCGGAGTCCGAGACTCCCGCCCCGTACACCATCTGGCCCACCGCGAGCGGCCGGCTGTGGCGGACCGCGGCCTTCCGGACGATCTCCGTCAGCCCTTCGAGGCCCGCGGCCATGCCGGGCTCCTTCCGGACCGCCTTCGCCACCTCGGCGAACATGGCCTCCCGCACGGTCTCCGGGATCCGCGCGAACTGGAGGAAGAGGTCGCGCATATGGGTCGGTGCGACCAGCCCGTCTTCTCCCAGCTGGAGCGCGACGTCGGGCAGCTGCAGGAGCCGGATCGCGTTGCTGATCTGCGCCTGCGTGACGCCGATCCGCTTGGCGAGCTGCTCCTGGGTGCGGCCGGGCACCAGGTCCAGCCACGCACGGTAGCCCCGGGCGCGCTCCACCGCGGTGAGGTCGCTGCGCTGGTCGTTCTCGACGATGCAGATGTCCACCGCCTGCTCGATCGTCAGCGGGCGGATGTAGCACGGCACCATCTCCAGCCCGGCCAGCTCGGCCGCGCGGAAGCGGCGCTCGCCCGCCACGATGTCCAGGACGGGGTGCAGCTCCTCCGTCCAGCGCTGCGGGTCGCGGTACCCGTCGATGACATCGGGCATGCGCACCACCAGCGCCTGCTGGATCCCGACCTCGCGCAGTGAGTCGGCGAGCTCCTGGAGCTTCACCGGGTCGAAGTGCCGACGCGGGTTCACCGGCGAGCCGTTGTGCGCCAGCGGCCGCAGCCAGTGCCGCGGGATCTGGTAGACCGGCTCGTGGGTCACCTGCAGGGCGGGCGCAGCAGGCGAATTCCGTCGCGAGCAACCAACGGAGTGCCAACCCTCCTCCTTGCAGCACTCCGGGCAGGGCTGCACCGCCGCGGCCGCCACCGGCCTCCGACCAGCCTCTACGCGCGTTCGGCGCTCCGCGTCATCGACGCGTCGCGCAGCGGCAACGGCCTGCTCACCGCTCCAGGCCATCGCCTCTTCCAGCGTGTACTCCTCCCCGATCGCAGCCAGGCGCCGGCGAAGCTCCGCCCGACCCTCCGCCCACAGGTCGGGTTCCGGCGCCTTGGCAGTCTTCGCCTTAGCCACGGGCCACCTCCGCGCCAAGCAGTCCGGTCATGCCCAGGCCCACGGCCTCGGCGAACAGCACCGGGTCCCTCGTGGTGAGCTCGAGCAGGACGACGTAGGTGCCGTCCCGGCGGACCTGGTGCTTGAGGAGCCCGCGCTCCGTCCGCAGGACACCGCCGCCCTGCAGCGCCGGCGCGATCACCCCCGCCGCAGGTGAGGGCGCGTCCTGAACGGCCTTGCCGTTCTGGCTCGGCTCGTGGGCGATCGCCTCGAGGGGGGCCGCGGCCGCGGGCTCGGCCGGGGCGGCGCCGGTGATCACCAGGTTTTCACCCTGGATCCGGCGCGACTCCGGACACGCCGGGTCGCTGCACTTCTCACCGACCGGGAGTGACCGCCCGCAGCCGTAGCACCGCACCTCGGTCGCGTCGCCCACACCGTCAGCGGTGGTGACCAGCGGCTCCGCGGCCGACGGCTCCGCCGCCTCCGCGACCGGCTCAGACGCTGGCGGCGCTTCCGTGAGAGCTGACGCGTCCTGCGGGGCTGGAGCCTCGTGCGGGACGCCCCAGTCCGATAGGAGACCGCTGACGATCTCGTTGAGCTCGGCGAGGGTGCTCTCCTTCGGCAGGCGCTTCGCGAGCTTCGAGGCCTCCGGGTAGAGCTTGTCGTGGAAGGTCCCGAACGAGACCACGACACCCGTCGCGTCGAAGAGCCCCGAGTGCAGCTTGAACTTCTGGATCTTCGGGTAGAGCAGGAGCTGCAGGGCGATCCAGGCGACCGCCTTCGCCCGCTGCGGCGGGGGCAGCGGCTTGCGGTTGCCGGGCTTGCCTCGGACGGTGGTCTTTGAGGGCACAGTGGTCTCCGGTGTGGCCGCCGGCGTCTGCGGCTCGGTTTCGCTCATTTGATCGCTATCCTGCGCGGACTCGTCGGAGTCGCCGAGGATGGCGTCGTTGCTGGGTTCCTCTATGTGATCAGCGAACCGATCGGCGGTTCGCTTGGCCTTCCGGTCCGGATCATAGGACGCGGACGAGAGGCGCACCGTAGCGGGGTCGATCCGGTTCGCCCGCTCCTGGAGCTGCAGGAGGAGCGCAGCCTGGACGATCTCCTCGATCTCCTCCGCGGTGAGTGCCCGCTGCCAGCGAGTCTGCGCCTCCAGACGGAGCTCCTCCTCCGTCGCGCCCGGGTTGCAGCTCCGAAGCAGGGTGCCCGGGCGCTGCGCCGCGCGATGGGCGGCGTGTCGCTGGCGGTGCAGTTCCCGTTCGGTGGCGAGGTCGACGTGCATGGGTATTTCGCGCGGAATGTCAGGCGGCGACCGGCCGGCCCGCGGCCAGCCGGAGTCCGCACTGGGTGCACGTCTCCCCGTCGCCGTGCAGCATCGCCCCGGTGTCGAGCGGGTTGCCGCAGTGCTGGCACGCGGTCGAGCGCCCTGCATTCACCTGGTCGGCGTAGACGCGGCCGTAGCGCCCCGCGCAGCTGGCGCAGCGGTTCACCCCGGCGTAGGCCTCCTCGTAAGGGATCTCCGCGCCGCAGTCGGGCTCGCAGCAGCGGTCCAGCTTCTTCGGCTTGGGGGCGCCCACCGAGGTGACCGGCGCGCCGATCAAGAGCTTCCCGACGTTCGTGTGCCCGTCGCCGGAGAGGGTCAGGTCGCTCCGGAGCCGGAGCGCGTCCCGCCGCTGCAGCGCCTGCTCGCGCGAGGCGTCCCACCAGCCGCGCTCGCGCTCGGTGAGCAGCGTTGCGTGCTCGCCGTCCAGGGTGTCGAGGCTCGCGCCGGCCGCGAGCAGCTCGGCAGCCCGCTTGGTGGTAAACCCCCAGGGCCGCTTGCCCTCGTGCGGGCCTTCGACGCGCGGGAGGTTGTCCTTGCCGCCGGCGAGCACCCGGAGGTCCAGGATCCGCGCCGGCGGGAACGCCCGGGCGAAGTCCTTGTGGCCGCGGAGGTAGTCGGCGACGCGGGACTCGTCGAGCTGCTGCTCCGCGCCCCGGTCACCCGGCCAGAGGATCCGCACCTGGTGCTCGTCCGAGACCAGCTGCAGGAGGTCGCTGTCCCGGGACAGGATCAGCACGGGGACGCGGCGGGCGACCGCGTTCGCGGCGAGCGTGGCGATCACGTCGTCGGCCTCCATCCCCGCGGCCTCCCGGGTGGCCACCTTCCACGCCGCAAACGCCGGCCGCAGCGTCTCGATCATCGCGCGCGTCGACGGCCCTTCCCGGTCCCCCTCCCGGTCGGCCTTGAAGCCGGGGATCGCCTCGCGGCGGAACGAGTCGCTGTCGATCGCCAGGACCACGTGCTCGGGGCTCCACCGGCGGATTGCTGCCTTCAGCAGCGCGGCGAACCGCTCCGGCAGCTGCGCCAGCGAGCGCGCGGCTCCCATGGCGTAGAAGATCCGGTTCGCGGCGTTGGCCACGTCGACCAGGAGCAGCGCGCCCAGCAGCGGCGGCAGCTCGTCCGCGGAGGTAGGCACGGCTGCAGGCGGCTCGGACGGGGCGGGTTCAGCCGCCGCGGGCTCGAGGGCGGGGGCAGGCGCTGCGGCCTTGGCCTGCTTCGCCGGCTTCAGCGCCGCGGGCGTATCCCGCTGCTCCGGCGGCAGGCACGGCAGCCCCGCGAGCGCGAAGTAGGTCTCCTCGTCCGGCGTCGGAATCACTCCGCCGTCCTCCATGCGGACGATGCGGCCCTGCGCGTGCTGGAACCCCCGCTTCCGAAGCCGCTGCATCACCTCGACGCCCAGGTCGACCGGCCCGGTGCGGATGGCCAGCTGGGAGCCCCAGCAGTTGCCGGTGAAGGCCGCGCCGCTGCAGCTGGGACAGCGGAGCGGCGTGTCGCTCCGGGTCGCCGCCGGGACGCGGAACCCGCACCCGTCGCAGGTGAGCCCGACGACCAGGTGGACGTCCACCTGCATCCCGTCCGGCAGCACGACCTGAATGCTGCGGTCGCCGGACTTCATGACGTTGCCCCAGGTCCGGGCGATCGAGTGCGCCCCCTCGATATCGGGTCCCATCGCGCCGATCAGGTCGACCGGGACGTCGCCCAACTCGGCGACAATCTCGATGTCACCGACCTCCGGACGCCGCCGGCGGAGGCTGCCCGCCAGCTTGATCCGGGTGCAGACGACCGCGAGCTCGTTCGCCAGTCGGACGCCGATCGCCATCGCCTCGGCCCAGGGCCGCTTCGTCCCGGCGCTCAAGCGGCCACCTCCAGCCGTGCGCGGGTGGTGCGCGTCCAGACCGCGGCCAGCGAGTCACGACCGGGAGCGGCGGCGACGCCGATCCGGACGCAGCTGAGGCAGTAGCCGTCCACGGAGGCGCGGTGGGTCAGGTCGTCCCGGCACCGCCGGCACGCGGTCCGCTCCCGCTCGCACCGATTGCACTGCGGGAACGGGTTGTGGTCGCGGTCGGGACGGAAGCTCATCGAGCACCCGCAGGTCCGGCACGGCCGGAATACCCGCGGGTAGCGCTCGAACAGGCACGCGTTGCAGATGGGCGTCTTGCGCATCGCGTAGCCCCGCGCGGTGTGCCGGGTCCACTCGCTGAACTCGGCCTCCGGCCACCGGTTGTCGTCCGGCGGACACGTGGGGCATACCCGCCAGCTGGACGCCCTCACCGGGACCTCCTGCGGTTCCCGTGGGCTCGGCGGATCATCCGGGCCCCGTCGCGGCCGGAGCAGAACAGCCGCAGGGCGATGGACCAGGTATGGCGGAAGCGCCGCTGGATTCGGTTGCGCGCCATCAGGACACCTCCGCCGGGACAAGGCGAGGTGCGTCCTCCGGCCAGCGCTGCGGCTCGTGCTCAGGCGACCTGCAGGCGAGCAGCGCGAACCAGCCGGTGCCGAACACGTAGAATCGGCCCGCACGGGTGCCACGGAGCCCGCCAACCGCGACCCGGTACTCGTCCTCCTGGGGAAAGAGCTCCAGGACCTGGGCGAGCCGGTTGAGGTCGAGCGGCGCGCCCATCACGAACCCGGGCTGGAAGCTCGGCGGGGTTTCCAGGTCCGACCCGGTGAGCCGGGCGGACGGCCATATCGCGAGACCGACGAAGGCGCGCAGCTCGGGACCGCTGATCGGAAGCTTCTGATCCGGCGTGTGCTCCACGAGCCAGCTGACCTGCTCGTCGTGCCTGCGCGAGGAGAAGGGTCCGGCGATGCCGGCGGCAGGATGCCGGATCCCGACAACGGCCCAGTTGTGGGCGCCGATGACGAGATCCGATCCGCCGCTGGTGCGGTGGCCACGCAGGCCGCCGTCGAAGAGGTTGCCGGCGAAGTCGCTGCGCTCGGCCCACTGCTCGAGCGCGTGGAGGAGCTCGCTCACGCAGCCACCCCCGTCCGGCGGGGGCGGCGCGCGGCCGCCGGCGTCCCCAGCTCGCGCACGTCCACCACGGTCCACCCCTCGGGCTGCCCGAAGTCCACGCAGCCGGCGACCAGGACGTTGCCGAACCGGTGGCTGATCCGGGCGAGCGCATCCATCAGCGCGCGCCGGTGGTGGACGCCGTCGAAGTCGTCGACCTTCTCGACGCCGTCGATCATCAGCAGCGGCCACGCGGGCTGCACCGCGGCGATGAGCGCCGCGACGAAGACCATGGTGAGGAGCGCGCCCTCGCCCTCGGACGCCGCGATGAAGCCGCGGAACTCACCGTCCTGCTCGAACCCGTAGTCGAAGACGTCGCGGTTCTCGCGCTCGAACACGATCCGGAACCGCTTCGCCGGGTCGATGTCCGCCAGGATCTGGGCCGCGGTCTCCTCGACCGGGGCGATCATCTGCTGGATCACGTGGCCGCGGAGCTTCTGCAGCGCGGTGAACACGCTCTTCAGCGCGGCCGCACGCGCGGTCTTCACTTGCAGGTCCTGCCGCTCGCGGTCCGCGCGCTCGCGCTCCGCCTCGGCCTTCCCCTGGGCGCGGCTCACCTGGTCGCGGCGCTGCTGCTCCGCGCTGATGCGGCCGCGGATCCCCGACACCTCCTGGATCGCCGCGGTGAGCGCGGCCTGGTCGGCCGGCGGCGGCGTCTCGATCTCCTCCGCGGCGAGCTCAGCCTGCCGCTGCTCGTATCCCTCGAGCCGGGCGCGCAGCGCGCTGATCTCCTCGGCAGCCGCGGCCACCTGGTCGCGCGCCGACTGGATCCGCCGCGCCTCCGCCTGCAGCGCGGTGCGGGCGGCCATCGCCTCCTCGAGGATCTGCTTCTGCGCGTCGACCGCGGTCTCCGCAGCGCGGCGCTCGGCGGCGATGTCCGCGACCTCGGCCTCTGCGGCCGAGACCGCCTCCTCGAGCTGCTCGCGCATCGCGTCGAGGTCGGCGCCCTCCGTCCCGCACACCGGGCAGGCGTTGGCGGCGCCGAGACGGTCACGCCGCTCCTGCGCCTGCCGGACCCGCTGCGCCGCCGCGGTCATGCGGGACTCGATCAGGTTGAGCGCCAGCTTCGTCTGGTTGAGGGAGTCGCGCGCGCCGTCGACGATGCTGGTCGCCTGCTCGAGCTGCTCGGCGGTGGGGCCGTCGGCGGGCGCGGTCGCCGGCGACGTCTCGAGCACGGCGATCCGCTCCCGCGCGGACTTGACGCGGCCGACCAGGTCGCGGAGCTGCTCGTCGCGCGCCGCCCGGCGGCGCTCGGCGGCCGCCACGTCGTTCGCCCGGGCCTGCAGCTCGCCAAGCCGCTCGGTCGCCGCCGCGAGCTCCGCCTGCAGCGCGTCCAGGTCCTCGCCGGCCGCCGCGGCCTGTTCGCTGCTCACCGTCGCGGACTCGGCCAGCCGGTCGCACTTCTCCACCACCGCCACCTGGTCGAGCCGCGCCTTCTCGGCGTCGTTGAACCGGCCGCGCGTGTAGTCGATGGCGCTGGCCAGGCCGTCGATCGGCGATTCCGCGTCCAGCACCTTGTCGAGCCAGAGCTTCGCGATCGCGCGCTGCACCAGGTCGTCCGCCTGGTCGTAGCCCAGCCAGTCGCGGAACACGGCCTCGGTCAGGATGGTGCCGTCCCGCGGCAGCATCTTGAACAGCGCCTCGCGCCTGCGCTCCGCGGAGAGCGAGAGGAACTCGCCCAGGTCGAACGCCGGCGTGAACGCGCCGGTCTCCTCGCGGATCCGCGCCTCCTTCTGGGACTCCAGTTTCTCGCCCTTCGGCGGCGTCACCGTGGTGGCCTTGGACGAGCCGATCTTCCGGCGGATGCCGAACCCGTCCGCGAACGTCAGCCCGACCTCGAACTCGCCCGTCGGTGCCAGCTGGCGTAGCCCGGCCAGGGTGTTCTCCACGCTCGGCTCCTTCCCGAGCACGGCGATGCGCACGGCGTTCAGGATCGACGTCTTCCCCGCGCCGTTCGGCCCGGTGAAGGCCATCAGCCGGGAGACCGGCAGGTCCACGCCGCGCAGCTGCTTCAGGCCGTCGGCCTGGATATGCGTCAGGATCTTCATCAGAGGAGATCTCCTTCCCCGAGCTGGGAGGACGCGGCCGCCAGCGCCGGCGCGGCGCCCGACACGGGCGCGGCCGCGCGGGGCTTCAGTGGCTTCCGGACGGTCTTCCGGAAGCGGCACTGCGCGCCCTGCTTCGTGTGGGTCACCGCGTCGATCGCGGCGACGAGCGAGTTGGGGATCCGCTTCTTGAGCCGGTCGAGCTCGGCGAGGTCCACCCGGAGGACGTCCTCGGGCAGCTCGGCGCCGGCCGCCGCGAAGGCCTCGCGAAGATCCTTCAGGTCGACCTGGCGCTCGGTGGACGGGCCGTAGCCGTACTCACCGCCGCCGACCGGGACGGTGAGCCGACCGGTCTGGTGCTCGGTGCCGAGGTAGCGCTTGAGCTGCTCCTTCAGCCGGTCGGCGGCCGCGGACAGCGCGATCACGGCGCCGGCCATCTCCGAGGCGCGTTGGTCGTCCGGGATCGCGATGTCGAGCCCTTCCTCACGCCACTTCGCGATGAGCGGGCAGGTGTGCTGGTGGCGGCAGAGGCCGCACCAGTCGCCCCCCGTCGCGGTGAAGACGCCGGCGGCCTCGATCTCCTTCGCGGCGGTCATTTCCGAGGCGAGGACCTGCTCCACCTGCCGCAGGTCGTCCGCGGTCAGCACCTCGACGTGGAAGTTCCCGCGGTACCGGACGAACCGCTTCACCAGCTCGAACTCGGTGAAGCCGGGGAAGTGGTGGTGGACGAGCAGCGCGTACCGCTTGATCTGCTGGTCCGCCTTGAACTCGGCCTCGGTCTCCGGGTGCCAGTGCGTCTTCCAGTCGGTGATGCGGACGCGCTTCCGACTGACCCGCTCGGCCAGGTCGACCGTGCCGAAGAAGGTCTCGACCGATCCGTCCCACAGGCGGACCGGCATCTCCAGGCGCTCCTCCACCAGGAAGACCGCCTTCGGGTCGATGGTGAAGTCCTCGCCGAGGCTCTCGACGAACGTGGTCAGCACCTCGACCGCGTCGTTGTACTCGGCCTCGCCGCCGGTCACCGTCTTGTAGGCGAGCCCGTGCACGTCGAGCGGGTCGTTCGCCAGGATCGCGCGGACCGTGGCGGCGATCGCCGAGTGCACGTTCGAGCCGGCGTGGAGGGACGGCGAGTAGCCGCCCTCCTCGCAGCGGACGTAGCTCTCGCGGTAGGCCCAGGCACAGGTCCGGAGCTGCACCAGCTGGCTGTTTCGCTTGGCCATGGCTACAGCAGCTCCTCCGCCCCGAGTGCCGGGCGGGCAGCCTGGGACTTCGGGGCCTCCGCGGTCGCGGCCGCGGTGGGCTGTAGCTCCGCCTCGAGCGCGTCATCGCCGTCGTCGACGAGCTCCGCGTCCTGGGGCTCCTCCTCCGGCTGCGGATCAGCCTCCTCGCCGTCGTCCACGAGGATGCCCTCCGCGCGGGCCTGCTCCTCGGCGGCGGCGGCATTTCGCGCGAAATCCTCGTTCGCCTTCGTCCACTCCATCGGGAGCTGCTCGGCGAGCTTCGCGGCCAGACCGGGCAGGTCGCTGCCGCTCTTCGCCAGCTGGCGGTTGATCCGGTCCTTCTCCCAGTCGGCCAGCTCCAGCGTGTAGCGGATGATCTCCTCGAGCCGATCGGCTTCCGGGTCCTGCTCCTCCGCCTCGGCCACCGCGGCCACCGCGTCCGCGCCGGCCTCGGGGTGGAACTCCGCGCTGATCTCCGCGGCCTCGCGCGCGTCTTCCTCGTCCAGGTCGCGGCGGAACGCGTCGGCCTGGGCGGGGGAGGGGAGCGCCAGCTGGGAGCGGCGCTCGTACGTCGCGGCCGCGATCTGCCGCGCGGTGTCGAAGTCGCCGCGAAGCAGCAGCGCCACCTTGTAGCTGGTCGACGTCTTCTGCTGGCCACCCTCGGTGTACGTGTCCGTGGCCGGGTAGATCACCAGCTTGAGCGGCAGCCCGGCCAGGAAGCCGAACTGGTTGTAGAACAGCTGCAGCTGCGAGCTGAGGTTGCTGATCGTCTCCCAGGAGGTGGTACGGAAGACGTAGTAGCCGCCGAACGCCTGCGCGGCCTCCAGGATCACCGAGAGCCGGCCGTGCGGCTTGCAGGTCGGCGCGTTCGCCCCGACGCTCCGCCGCGGCCCCTTGTACTCGCCCTGATGGCCCTTGAACCACGGGCACGTGCAGGGCACCTGGCCGTGCTGCGCGTCGTCAGCGACCTCGCCGTTGCCGCGGCAGGCCAGCTGGCGGCCATCGTAGGCGGCCAGGTAGCTCTGGAAGCTGTCGATGTCCCGGTCCCAGAGCAGCCGGACGTCCAGCTCGGTCGGTCGGTCGCCGATCAGCGCGTGGATCGCCTCGTCGCGGACCAGGTTCTCGGTCTTCCCGTCGCGCTCGCGGCGGGTGATCACGAAATGGTCGTACTTCTCGGGCAGCCGGAACTTGGTTCCCCGGCGGGACGTCCGCTCCGCGCCCTTCCCACCGATCTTGATCGCGCCGAGCTCGGGGAGCCGGGGCGCCAGGATCTTCGGGGAGATCTGAACGAAGGAAGGGCGCTCAGGCATGGGGCGTCACCATCCGTCCGTACTGCTCGAGGTGATCGGCGGTCTCCGCCACGACGCGCGCGAGCTCGGCATCGCCCTTCTCGGCGAGGCGGGCGGCGCGGGCGCGCAGCCCGGCGACGGGTCCGCGCCAGGCGCCGCTGCTGGCCAGCTCGCTGACGAGCGCGTGGTACTGCCGGATCTCGTTGTGCAGCTTCACGTGGTGGATCACGGCGACGACGCGGCCGACCGACTTGCCGGTCGCGAACACGGTTCGCTTCTCCGGGATCGATGCGGGCACGCTGGGCTTGATGGGAGTTACGGGAAGCACCATTTTCATCCTGTCCTTTGCGAAGGGGACAAACCCGGCTTCGTCCGGGCCCGCGCCGTCGACTGTTGCTGCAGTCGGCGGCGTACTTCGTTATGCGACCTGCCTCGCCGCCTCGCCGTCCAGGTAGGCGGTGATGTCGCCGACGGTGCGGAAGCGCTCCGCCTCCGCGTCCGGGATGTCGATCCCGAACTCCTCCTCGATCGACATCACCAGCTCCACCGTGTCGAGGCTGTCGGCGCCGAGGTCCTTGACCAGCTCGGAATCCTCGGTCACGACGTCCGGGCCAAACCCGAGCTCGTCGCGCACGATCCCGATCACCTTCGCCTTCAGCGCCTCACCCTTCGGTCCGACCATGTGGTCCGTCCTGTCGTTGAGGTGAATTCGCCCTACAGCCCGGCCTGCCGCATCCGCTCCAGCCGCAGCTCCTCCTGCCGCTCCTGGAAGCGGTCCCAGCTCCAGTCGTCGTCCGCGCGGAGCACCGTGACCGTCGCGCTCCGCCGAACCGCCGCCTGGACCACCAGCACCGTCAGGCCTCCGAGGGCCGCCCACACGAGTCGCACGATCAGCCAGTTCCAGGTGATGGGTTCGATGATGTCCACGGTCAGCGCTCCGGCTTGGGCGCCGGCTGCGGCGCCAGGTCCTTGGTGGTGATGGTCCCGCGGCACGCCGCGCAGTCGCCGTGGTCCCACCAGAAGGAGTCCGGGTGCGCCCGGTAGCGCTGCCGGTTGATCAGCGGCCCGAGGTGCTGGCCCGGGGGACAGGCGACGGGGAGGTCCATCAGGGACGCTCCCCGAAGAGGTCGATGTGACGGGCCCGGGCAATCCGGATCAGGGAAACGCGCTCCTGGTGGATCCCGGCTTTCAGGAGGTCGGCGCTCTCCAGGCCAGCGAGATCCTTCGTGCGGCGGAGCTTGTTGACCGAGCTGTCCTCCTTGGCAGTCGCCTGGACCTCGAGCTCCTCGGTGATCTCCCAGAACCGGTCGAAGACTTCGGTCCGAGTCATTCCGGAGCTGGCTTCCATCACGACAGACTCGAGGTGAGCGGTGATCACGTGGGCGAAGGCCTTCGACGACGCCGCGACCGCATAGACGACGCGGGTCAGCACGCCGAGGGGGCCGCCGTCCTTCATCCACTGGGCGACGTAGCCGACGCTGAATCCGGTGAGGGCACGCCACCGGGCCTGCGTGGCCACCAGCTGGGCGGCGAGCCCCGCGGAGGCGTCAAGGAGGTCGCAGAGCCGCGGGTCGGTAACCGAACAGCCGCCAAAGCGCTGTCGAACCTTCCGGCCGTTCTTTCGCTGCGCTGCCGCGGCGGGCGCGCTACCCTGGTCTGCGTGCTGAATCACGACTTCCCCCGATCGCTGACGTGCGCGTCACGGGCAGCCTCCGACGAGCGGACCGATTCGAGCCATTGCGCGCGCCGCGCGTCCTGGGCGGCGAGGAACCCGACTGCGAGTTCGCGGTGACGGGGAGAGAGTCGACCGCTGTTCTCGTCCAGGGCCTGCTGGAGCATGGCCGAGAGAGCCCCAACCGCGAACGCGTCTCCCTGCGCCTCGATCTTCCGCTGCCACTCGGCGGCCCGCTCCCGGCTGAACGGCTTCGGCTTGTAGCGGCTCATGCAGAACCGTCCCGCGCGACCCGCACGCGCTCGTCGTCGAAGAGGGATTTCCCGCCCTCGCCGGCCCCATCCCGCCAGAAGCAGGTGGCGAAACCGCCGATCTGCGGGTCGCGTCCGCGATACCGTGTGATCCGGCTGACCCGGTGGACCGCGCCGGGCAGCACCAGGTCGTCGCCGACCCGCAGCTGGCGCGCGGGGATGAGGCGGGTTCGCATCGCGGTCAGAGGGTGGAGGAGGAGAGCACGGGGGCCACCATGTCAGGCGGCTTTGGGGGAGCCGATCAGCTCGTCCACCCGCGCGCGGTCCACCAAGGAGGGAAGGGCAGCGGCGATGTCGTCCCGGATCTCCGGGTACTCGCGCTCGCCGGACAGGCACATGTGCACCTGCTGAGGGTGACGTCCGTGCTTAAGGGCGAACTGGGCGACACTCCCGAACTCCGCCACCAGGAGCATCTTCAGCTTCTCGCGCCCCGGGAGCTGGGCGAGCGCCTGGGCCATCTTCAGGTCTTCGGCGGTCGCAGTGTTGTTCGCGGCCATGGTTGGCGCTTACCTTCTGTTTCGGGTTTCTGTTTTCACCGTATCCGGCCGGAATCCGGGACGGTGAACCTGCCCGTCAATGCCGTTGCTCGTGTCCCGTTTTGCGTTCCTGTCCTCACAATAAGGACGATGCGTCCTCAAGTCAAGGACGAATTTGATCGGGCCGTACTAGCAGCCTTTCTCCGACCGCGCGTGAGAGAGGTGGTCGGTGACGGCTCGTACAGAGAGGCTGCGGCGCAGATCGGCGTCTCCAAGGGAGCGATCGAAAACTTCCTGAAGGGCAGTGTCCCCCAACGCGATGTGCTTCGGCGGATTCGCGAGTGGGCGGCGGAGCGGGGATGGGAGTACAGCGAGGCTCCTCTCGGCGCTGACCATGGGGTCGACGCAATCGCCACCCGGCCCGATGGTTCTACGCTGCTGATTCAGGCAAAGGGGAACAGCCGCCCACCTCGAGCGAACGAGAGGAGCGGCGAGTCGATTCGGGCCATACGGATCCGGGCCGGCCAGTCTGTGGAGGAGTTCGCTGCCGGCTTAGGCGTGGAGCCGCGGACCGTTCGCCTGTGGGAAACAGGAGAGGTGCTGCCCGACGAGGTGGCCCTCGAGCGGATTGCGGAGCGAACAGGTACCCTGGTGCTCTTCGTTCGGTATGACTGGCCGCCGAGAGAGGAATCGGCTGAAGACGCCGTCTACCGCGACGAAGAGGTCCGGGTTGGTGTTGACGTGGCCGACAGCGTTTTTCGGGACCTGGCCGACGTCGCCAGGACGCTGCGGCAGATCGGCCCGCCGGGGATGGATTACAAGGACAAACGTGGTGCGCTGGACGCGATCGCCGACTATTACGCGCACGTCGGGAAGCGCCGGCCCCAAGAATGGTGGGACCTGCATGAAGCGCTCGAGGCCGGAAAGATCTGAGGACCAGCTGGTAGTGTGGGCCGCGGCCAAGCTCGTGGAACGGGCTCGCGAGACCGCACCGGACTACGCTGCGCGCGGCGTACAGGCAGGCACTCACATGGTGTCCAAGCTGCTGACAGAGGGCGGCTGCTACCTGTCGTTCCAGCCGCTGTCGGAGACCACGGAGGCGATGGTTATGCCGCCAGTGGACGGCGTGAACATCATCGTGATGAACAGCGAAGGTGGGTGGGCTGATGCCGACCTTCGCGTGCGGCACGAGCTCGCACACGTTCTCGCTGGCGAGGTGGCCGAGCCGACGTTCATGGACGCGGAGTCTGAGGAGTGGTCAGAGCGCGTCGCTGACCTGTTCGCCCTAGCCGACCTGGTCCCTGGGCGAGAGCTGCAGCGGGCGCGGCGTCGTCGGCAATCGTGGCGAGAGGTGAAGGCGTACGTTCGCGACTGGGTTGAGATGTTCGCCGGGGCGTGGGACGAGGGAAGGGTGGGGGACCGCGTCCGACTCCGGGTGATGCTGTATCGCCTACATGGGATCTAAGGCTGCAGATGCGATCTGTTGCTAGACTCGCCCTCCTCGCGTGCTTCGCGCTGGCCGCTCCGACGGCAGCACAGGGCTATTCCCTCGAGTCTCGTGTCGACGAGGTGGATGGCTCCGAGACGCGCTTCATGCGCGGGAACGTGCTCGGGGGCGGCGGCCGGAACGACGCCAGGGTCGAGCTCAACGCTCAGCGTGCCACGGCGGCGGGGCGCTCGCGCTTCACCTTGGCCCTCCGCTACGAGTGGAGCGGCTGGATGTTCATCGAGCCCGGCCCCTCACTGATCCTGATGGCCGATGGCGAAAGGATCGTGCTCGAGGGGGAGGGCAGCGGGGCCCACCGCCAGGTGGGTGATCGCGGCAGCGTCACGGAGTGGTCCTACTACGTGGTAACCCCTGAGCAGATAGAGCGGATTGCCACGGCCGAATCGGTCACGGTGCGGATCATCGGATCTCGCTTCAATCTCGATCGGGACCTCACTGACGAGAATCGTCAACGGTTCCGGGAATTCGTCCACACCTTCGCGTCGCCCCACTCTCCGTAGCTCGCGAAGGCCCTCCTCGCAGCACCGCCCGTCCCTAATCACCCCCCAGGGAAGAGAAGCGACCCATGACCATCGTAGTAGCCGAGGATTTTCGCACGAAACTGGTCGCGCACGCCCAGGTGGCCGTCGAGCGCGCCGGGCGAGCGACCACCGAAGCGGCCACCAATCAGTACCTGGTGCTGCCGTTCCTTCAGCTGCTCGGCTACGATCCGCTCGACCCAGACGAGGTTGTTCCGGAGGCGCACGCATCGTTCAGCGACAAGTTCAAGAACCGTGTGGACTACGCGATCTGCCAGATGGGGAAGCCGGTGATCGCCGTGGAGTGCAAGCGTGTCGGCACCCTCGGAGAAGGCCATAAAGGCGAGCTGAAGGGCTACTTCAACGCGGTACCCACGGTGAAGCTCGGGATTCTCGCGGACGGGCTCATCTTCCAGCTGTTCACGGACACAGGGGCCGAGAACATGATGGACGACGAGCCGTTCGCGGTTGTCGATCTGCGCGAGGCCGCGGATGACAAGATCGATGCGACCGCACTGGACGCTTTGCAGCGCTTGCGGAAGGGGACGTTCGATCCGGCCAACGTAGGGGCGGATGCTAGGCGGAAGATGCTGGTCGCGACCTACGTAGGCATCCTGGATCGCAACCTCTGCAATGTCCCGGACGAGCGGTTCGTCCGGGTGGCGATGGACATCGCCAGCGTGGATGGGCGACGCACTACTCGGCTCATCGAAGAGCACGCTGCACTGATCGTCGAGGCCGCGGGTCAGCTTCTCGACCGGAAGATCCTCGAGAGGGTAGGCTTCGCCGAACGGAGCGACATCGTCCGGATGAAGCCTGAGCAGATCCAGATCCCGGCGATCGTCGCACCGCCGCCTCCGCCAGAGGACGCGAGTGCCATCGGGAGCGGTGTCGTCACTACCGAGGCGGAGCAGCTGGTGTGGGACTATGTCAGGACACGACTTCCGTTCCTGATTGATCGGGACGAGGCGACCTTCCGCGCGCTCACCCATGTGCGGTGCGTCGATCACAAAACCGTGTTCTGCGTCTACTACAAGCAGGAGCGGAAGGGGAAGCTGTTCGATTTTCGGGAGACGGTCGGGTCGCCGAGGCTTCGCTTCGCCTTCGCGGCTCCGGAGGGAGCGGAGTCCGTGAGCACGGACAGCATCAGCGACATCGACTCGGCGCTCTTGGCTGCCTTCACCGCACGGATCTCTGAGCTCGGCGCATGATCGACGGGGCCGCCCACGTCCTGGCTGAAGTCTTCCCGGCCATGGTCGAATGGGACCTGCTGCGGAAGCGGGGCGAGGAGGAGCGGGCGCCACCCTGGGGGACCCGGGAGCATTGGCTCTGGTGGTTCGCACCGCGGCCGGGGCAGCCGTACGGGCCGCTGCTGGGGCGGCCGGAGGACGAGCACGAGCTCCGCCGTGAGCCCAGTCGGTGACGGACCCCAACGACCTGGACGAGCTCGGCCGGAAGCTGCTTCAGGCGATCGAGTGGAAGGTCCGCGACGCCGGGATCGACTGGGCGGTCGACGCGGCCTGGAACGACGAGCGGTTCGAGGCGACGCTCACCCGAGGCGAGCTGGTGATCCGGGACGGCTACGTGATGGATCCGCCCTGGTGGCGCCGGCAGATGGACGCTCGGGATAGGATCGCCGCCGTGTTGATCGCCACGCACGCGCAGTACGCCGACGCAGACGAGGACGGGTACCGGATCGCGGAGATCGAGCTCGGCGGCGTCCCCGAGCTGGTGCAGCTCGCGCCCGGGGTACGGATGGGCGGCGGGGGCGGTGGCGGCCGCGACCGGTTCTTTCGGCTGGGAGAGCACCAGGGGCTGCTGTGGGAGCAGGCGCTGGCGAATGGGTGGGTGAGAATCCTCTGAGGGTCGCCTTTATCCATAGGAGAGGCTCCGTTTGGATAGTAGCTCAACTCATGTCTCACTCGTTGCCGGCGATCGCCGGCTTCAGCGCCTGTCACGCCTTGACCCGCGTCGGTACCTGTACCGATATGCCTACGTTCGCCGGAAGCGTGACCGCGTAAAAGGCTACTTCCGGATTGTTTTTCAGTCGAGCGCGGCGCCGTATGTGGTCCGCTGGGTCGGGTTCGCCATCTTCGCGCTCGCGGCGCTACCAGACTTCCTTGGCGTGAGCGGGTGGAGGCGGATCGTTCTTTACGCGATCCTCCTGATGCTGTGGGTGGCACTTGAATCGTTCAAGGAGTTTCTGTCGGGGCATGAGCTAGACAACTACCGGAACGTCTTCAGGTGGACCGCAGACCTTATCAGCGACCTTTCCGGGCGCACACGACTTGGGGCTCCGCGGAATCCTGATCTCGCGATTACCGCCCTCCTGCGGCGCGTTGCGCAGCTCGCACGCGAGACCATGAAAGCGCCCCACGGGACGGAGTTCTCGGCCCACCTGCTGCGACCAGTGCTGTGCCCCGGGTGCCGCGGCCTCCAAGGGCTGCAGGCCATTTACCACGACGACGCACGGCCAGGACGTCGGCACGAGCTAATTCCCTTGGATGCGCCGGGCGCGCCGCTTACCTTCGAAAAAGGCGCAGCGGCGTATATCCCGGATACTAATCTCGCTGGCCATCCTCGGGTAAAGGACAAGCCCTACCAGTCCGTGGGCACCTTCCCAATCTGGGTCGGGCCGCCTGGCGCCGGCGGAAAGGTCTTCGCGGTGTTGTCTATTGATGCGACCTGCGCGAACGTATTCACTGCGGCGAGTGTAAAGGATCTTGCACCATTCGTAGCGCCGATCGCTCAGTTGATCGGTTTGGCCCTCACCTTAGATGGGAGGCCGAGATGAAGGGAATAAAGCCGGTGGATCAGAAGGAGCACTGCCACGGAGAACTCGAATTTGTCGAATTCGAGGAGCTGCCGAGAACCCCAGTTCAGCCTTACAGGCCATCGTTCAGGGAGTATCTGCGGCTGGCACGACGACGGTTCATACCGAGACTGAGGCTTGACCAGCCCCGGGAGACGATATAACGACAGGATTGGCCCCGCGGTGCTGAACCGCGGGGCCAATCCGCTTACCAGATCCGCAGCGACCGCTCCACCTGGAGGTGCACCCGGCCGTCGCTCTCTGCCCTCAGCTCGGCTGCAAAGCCGCATCGTAGGCAGGGCGTCCAGCGCAGGCCTGCGGCCGCGCGCGGCTCGATACTGGGGGGCCTCCCGCGCGGATCCACCGCGGTGGCCACACCGATTCGTCCGAAGGCCCGCAGGTGGCCCAGCCTGGCCCGGTCGCACGCCACCCGCCCGTCCGGCGCGATCGCCCATCCGTCGTCGCACCTGGAAACGTCATAGCTCAGTGTCTGGGGCTGCAGCTGCCCTGCGCTGTCCGCCCGCACGCCGGCGTCCGCCTCGAGCTGCCCGCCCCCGCTCACCTGGACGCTCAGGAACACCGTGTCTGGCGAGGGGATGACGGTGTCGTAGACCACGACCCGCTCCGGCCGCAGGACCTGGACGCCGGCGAGGCGCCGCCGCAGCTGATCGAGGAGCCGGGCGCTGTCCCCGAGCTGGCGCTGCAGGTGGGCGACCCGGACGCCGTACGCGGCCGCGGGAAGGGAGTCGACGCGGGTGTACGCGATCGGCGGGCCGGGATCGCCGCCGCAGCCGCGGAGCGCCACCAGCAGCACCAGGACCAGCAGCGCCGGACCCACAAGGACCGGGAGCCAGGGGACGCGCAGGCGGATCTGGGTCATCGCGTTTCCGCAGTCAGAGAATGGAGCGCGGTCGTCATCGCCGGCGCCGCACCGGTCCCACCAGCCAGCCGAGCACCCGCCACCACCGGATCCTCGGCAACCTCCGCGGCCGCTGCCGGAATCGCCGCATCAGTCACCGTCGTGCACGAGCACCAGGTCACCGTGCCGGTTCAGGCGCACCCGGTACCGGACCACCGGGATGTCCGCGGGCACGCCGACCGCGAGCAGGAGCCGCGCTTCCGTCTCGCTGAGCTCGGCGTCCGCCGGGAGGTCGAGCGTGGCCACGCCGAGCCGTGGCGAGAAGAAGCGGTCGCCGCAGCGCGGCCCGCCGATGCACTCCAGCGCCGGTCGCGGCACCACTGCCTCACGCGCGACGGCCGCGGAGACGGCCCAGCACCAGGTCCGCCACGCGCAGCACGGTCTGAACGACCGCGGAGACGGCGAAGACGATGAGCAGGATGGCCACGCTGATCAGCAGCCCGATCACCAGGCCGCCGCCGATCACCACCAGCAGTTCGGGGAGCACCGGCCGCCTCAGCTCGTCCCGGTACCGCACGCCGCCTCCATCAGTGCGCGGGCACCGGCCTCGTCCAGCAGCAGCCACTGGTACGTGATGGCGTTGTCCAGCAGCTCGGCGGCGACGGCATGGGCCTCCTCGACGGAGCTCCAGACGCCGAGCGCGACGCCGACCTGGGCCTCCGCACAGAAGGCCTCCGCTTCGTCGCGCGCCGCGCGCACGTGGTCGCGCCACATGAGGTTCGCGCCCAGGCAGCCCAGCGGCTTCGCGCGGCGCGCGTGGGCGATCTCGTGGGCGGCGGTGACCAGCGCCATCGGGTGACCGACGATCCAGGCGGAGACCACGGGCTCGGGATCCGGCAGGCTGCAGTTCCACGCGGTGAAGCCGAACCGGAGGATCGTCGCCGGACCCGGCCCGAGGTCCGCGCCGCGCGCGACCAGGTGCGGCGCCGCGGCGGGGCTCGGCATTTCGTGCGAAATGGAATCGGTCGCCGGCGCCCGCACCGGGACGATCGGCGGATCCGACGGCCGCGATGCGCGCCCGAGGCAGGAGAGGAGGAGCCAGCCGGCGGAGAGGATGAGGATGACGGTGGAGGTCCGTGGACCGGTACGGGGAGAGGAGGCGGGGGTGCGCATCGTGGCCTCAGCAGGTGCGGAGGAAACCGCCGTGCAGGAACCCGTGGTAGGTCCCGCACACGATGGAGCCGGCGCCGGCGCTGCAGGTGTCGCCGGCCTTGTCGACATGGAGGGGTCTGCCTGTGCGGAGGCCCTGCGGGTCGCGGGGGTCGCCGTGGCGGATCCAGCACTTGTGGGATCGGTCGCCCTTCCGGGTGCAGTTGGAGGCCTCGGAGTCGACCATCCACTCGCCGCCCGGCGTCCGGACCACCAGCGCGATGCCATCGGGGCCGGTGTAGGCTGGGGCGCCCTCGAACCAGACCGCGTCCCACATGGCGCCAGCCGGGGCGTCGCGGATCGTGTAGAGGCGACCGTCCGGCGCGCCGGAGAAGAGCGGGTGGGGCGCGACCTGCCAGACGCTCTCGTCGCCGAATGCGATCCCGCAGCGGTCACAGCAGGCGGGCCACCGCGGGTCTTCGCGGCCGACCGCTTCCTCGCGCGCCCGCCAGATCCGGCGCTCCAGGTTGTCCTCGATCCAGTCCTCCCGCGGAGCCTGCTCCTGGATCCGCACGGACGCGTCGCAGCCCCACTCGCTGGCCACGCAGGTGCGTTCGGCGGCGAACGTGAAGCGGCGGAGCTCCACGCGGACCAGGTCGGTCGGCTCCAGGAAGAAGACGGGGATCTGCATCAGGCGGCCGGCCAGCGGAAGACCGCGGGCACCGTGTTCGGGTACGGCGCGATCGAGAGGCGGTTGGCCTGGTTACCGCCGAGCAGCAGGATCTTCCCCGGTGCGTCGCCGGCGTAGAACGCGACGTGCGCCGCGTTCGGGTTGCGCGCGTCCCGGCGGGGGATCACGACGATGCAGCCGCGGCGGGGCCGGTCCAGCTTCACGCCCCAGGTGCGCCAGCTGGCGGCCGCCGCGGAGCGCGTGCTGCGGATCCCGCTGGATTCCATCGCCCAGCACGCGGAGGCGCTGCACCAGGCGGTCTCGTCGTCGTCGGCGCCGAGGCTGGTCAGCGCGTGGCAACGGAGGATCCACGCGTTGTGCTGGTGGCCCGGTACCTCCGCCTCGCCGAGCCGGGCGAGCATCTGCGCGAACCAGCGCGGATCATTCACCTGCAGCTGCGGGATCGGCTCCAGGAACCGTGTGGCCACCCAGCCGGAGAGCTTGAGCTCCGGGACGCCGACGCTGGTCCAGAGCCCGTCGCCCGAGCGCGAGCCCGGCACCACCAGGGTGCGCTGCTCGAGCTCCTTCGTGATGGACTCGTGGGGGCCGGCGCCGCGGCGGAGGTTGAGGCCTCGCGCGGCGACCCGGAGCGGGTGCGTGGCCACCGCTGTCACCGGTCCTCCCGGGGATCCACGGATGCCGCGGTGGTCTTGGTGAGTTGCTCGCCGGCCGCGTCCAGCGCCGCCCAGGTCTCGACCTTCAGCGCCTTCAGGTTCCGGGTGTGCGACTGGAACTCGGAGGCGATGAACCAGCCGAGGAATCCGGCGGTCCAGGCGGCGAATGTCGACGCGCCGGAGACCACCAGGGCGGCGTCGACGAGCGCGGCGTAGATCGCGAGGGAGGCCTTGAGCAGCTTCTTCTGCAGCCCGCGGTGGTGGGCCTCGGAGGTGTACCGGCCGCGCTTGTGCGCGAGCGCCGTCCCGCTCCAGATGTCGAAGCCGGCGGCGATCGCCGCGCCCAGCAGCAGGATGCCGTGCAGCGGGTGCCACATCGTGACGAGGGCGGCGAGGACCCCGCCGGCGAGCGCCGGCCCGGGCGAAGCGGCGGCGGCGATGCGGTGAGGTGCCACGGCGGAACTCCTGTCGTCTGAGGCACGCCCAGCCGGGAGTGCTGTTGGGTATCGCGGCCGCGCAGCAGCGGCAGTCGCGGTGGGCTGCATCGCAGGCCTTCCGCAGGGGGAAATCGAAAAGGGTCCGCCACCGCCGAAGCGGGTGCGGACCCTCGAGGGATCTCGATCAGATTACGGGCGGCGCGCGCGACGCCTCCGACAGCTTAGACGTTACCCTCGCGGGGCGGCACCGTCAACCGTTTTCAGCCCTGAATGTTCAGGACTCGTCGGCTGCCTCATCCTCATCCTCCAGCACCACGTCGTCGACCAGGAACGGCCCCAGGTCCGCCAGCGCGGCGTGGTCGATCCCCTTGAGCCCGTCGAACCAGCTCGCCTTGATCAGCCGGACCTGGACCGCTTCCACCCGCTTCTGCCGCTCCCGGATCTCCTCCAGCACGGCCGCGACCCGGTCCCCTTTGAGGGCGATGCCGTCGGCGCCTTCAATCAGTTTCCCACTCTTCCGGGCGCCGTGGCGCTCCAGGATGAGCCGCTCGTCGGCGCCGTAGTCCTCCGCGATCGAGTCGAGAGCCGTGTACAGGCGGCGGAGCGGCGTATGGGCGGCCACCGGGCAGAGAGGCACGCCGTTGTCGTTCCGCTGCTCCAGGAGGACGCGCGCGCCCGTCCGCGCCTTGAGGCACCTGGAGGTGGGCGCCTCGACGGTCGGCAGCTGGCGCTGCTCCGCTTCCTTCACGGCCGCGCTGGGGGCGGCACTGTTTCGCTTCGTCATTCGCTCTTACCCGAGAAGGTTGTTGTTCCCGAAGGTGCGGATCGCCGCCAGGATGTTGGCGATCCAAGTCTGCTGCGTCGGAGTGAGATCGCCGATCTCCCCTCGGACGGGCTCCAGGTCCCTCCCGCCGGCAGTGCTGCGGGTGACCAGGATGCCGCCGAGGATGCCCGACACCTCCCCGGTCGCCGGGTCGCGCCGGGTGTGGAACTCGATACCGACGATGTCGATGTTCGCAGCGACGGGTGCTGCTGGCTTCTGGAGTGCCATGGACGCTCAGGTGTTGTAGAAGGGGATCTTCCGGTTCGTCCCGGCGATGCTCACCACCCAGTACCCGACCGGGGTCGCCGGCAGTGCGGAGGCCCCGCCAGCCGCGCCGACCGTGGTCGCGGTGGTGGGCGCCGTCAGGGTCAAGTTGGTGCCGATCGTCAGCCCGAACACGACGGTCGCGTTACCGGTGAGCCCGATGTTGAAGGTCTCGGTGAGCGTCCCGTCGATCGTCTGCTTGATGAAGAACAGGGTGTCCTGGGTGCTGGCAGTCGCGTCCGTCCACAGCGCTCCGCTCTTCGCGAACCCGACCTGCCCGGCGCGCTTTGCGGTGGACGTGCTGGTCACCATGATGAACTGCATCACCAGGCCTGCACTCGTGCCCGTGCTGCGGTTGATGTAGTTCAGCGCGGAGGCAGAGCTGTTGAAGTCCGCGAAGATGTCGACCCCGACGTTGGATCCCAGGCTGTGGCCGACGGTGATGGACTGGTCGCCCACCACCAGGACGTCGTTCACGGTCTGTGACCCGACGTTCACCCGCTTCCGGAGATTGACCACGCTGGACGGGACGTCGAGGGTGCCATTGAGGGTCAGCCCGGTGGAGCTGAACTGCATCCGGTTGGTGCTGGACCCGAAACGGAAGTTGATCACCCCACCCACGGCATCCGTCCGCAGCACGATGTCGCCCAGGGCGTTGAGCATGTTCATCGTGCGGTCCGCGACCACGGGGTAGCCGATGTAGCCGCTCCGCGTGGCCTGATCCGCGGCGTCCGCGAAGAAGCCGATGAAGACCCGGTCCGCGGTCCCGCCCTTCGCCTGGATGGGTTCCACGGCGTTGGCGCTGAACGTCGCCACGCCGCCGACGGAGACGGTGCCGCTCACCGTCAGGGACGTGAGGGTCCCGACCGCGGTGATCCCCGTGTAGGACCCGGTGATGCGGCCGGACGGAACCGTGCCCGCGTTGAGGTTCGAGGCGCTCCGGAAGAAGGCGGCGTCCTGTCCGGAGGCTCCGAGGTACTGCGCGTTGAGGTTGGCCACCTGGGTGGTGGAGGTCACCACCAGCGGCGCCGTCCCGGTCGCGACCGTCGACACCAGCTGGGATCCTTGCACGAGCCCGGTGGCCACCACCGTCAGCGACACCGCCAGCCCGCCCGTCACCGAGAGGGCGTTGCTGCCGCTCCGGAACACGAACACGTCCGTCCCGAACGCGATGCCCCCGGTGTTGGAGGTGTGCGTGGCGAGCGACAGCCGCGCGGGGATTGAGCCACCGTCTGCGAAGCTACCGCCCAGCAGCACCCGCCCGTTCGCATCCATCTGGAAGCGATAGGGATTGCTCGCCGCCTGGTAGTCGTAGATGTAGAACCGACGGCCCGAGAGCGTGGCGGGATCCGCGAGCTGCATCCCGAAGCTGAACGTGCGGGACACGACGCCCGTCGCGTTCCGGCGCGACGCGAAGCTCACCTCGCCGTAGCTGCTGGTGGCGACATCCGCGTTTGCGACCACGGAATGCTCCGCGTACCCGAGCGTCTCGTCCGGCTCGTAGGTCGCGGTGGTGGGGTCGAAGTCGTAGTCCAGATCCGCCCCGAACACACCCACCCGCAGTCGCCCCTCGTTCGCCGTGAACGTCCCGCCCACCTCCACGTCTCCGGAGAGGTACTCCTCGACCGCATCGTCGAAGTCGACGACCTGGTCGGCGAGGATCGAGACCGGATCGGAGCCGTCCGAGCTGTGGGTCGAGCCGTGGCCGCCGAGCCCGCCGCCGCCGGTCGTCCCGCGGCGGCTAAAGACCGGCACGCCGTCACTGACCCGCTGCTGGATGTCGAACTCGTCGCCCAGGAGGATCGCGCCCTCCCACTCCCGGCCGTCCGTGGTTACGAGCTTCATGATCAGGGCACCGTCAGGGTCAGCTGAGCGCTCCACGCCTCGCCCGCCACGTCGTTCGCACCGCCGCGGTACCGGACGCGCACCTTCACCTCGTCGCCGGACACGAAGGCGTATCCCTCCGCAGCACCGATGGCCTTGGTGCTGATCGCGGCGCCGCTGTACAGGAACGTCGTGACCACGTCGTTCTGGTCGACCTCGAACTCGAGGAGGCCCTGGTACCAGTCAGCGCCGCCCGGGCCGGTGAACGCGTGGTGCGTGAAGTCGAAGGAGACATTTCCGCCGCCGGCCCAGACGAGCGAGTCCGCGGTGGGCGCCACCTGGGGCGTGATGTAGAACGGCGCCCCGTAGTCGCTGAAGGGGTAGTCCTCCCCGTCATCCACGTCCTCGTAACGCACGCGCGGGAGGACCTTCGTTCCCCAGCCGAATGCGATGCACTGGTCGACCACGAAGGGGCCGCCCACCGCGTTCCGGGTCGCCCAGTCCGAGTCCCCGCTCTCCAGCTTGCCGGTGTTCGGGTAGACGTAGGCCTCCCGGGTCACCGTGGCGCCGAGGTGGTTGGTGACCAGCATCTGCACGAGCACCGCGTTCACGGCGTCCGTGTCGATCCAGCTCGTCTTGATGTACCGGGTCCAGGTGTCGCCCGGGGTGCCCGCGGAATCGAATGCGATCGACGGCGTGGTCGGCGCGCTGCTCTCGCCCGAGCCGACCAGGACCTCCTCGGCGTCCTCGTCGTCCCAGCGGTTGTCCGGCGCATAGGCCCGAACGTAGAAGTGCCAGGTCCCCGCGATGCAGGGGAACTCGACCTGCAGCGTCGCCGGCGTCAGCACCTCGGGCCCGCGGCGGTAGAGCGCGACCGGCTCTCCGTCGACGTCCAGCGGCGGCTCGCCGATCCTCGCCCACAGCGCCCAGCGCACCACCTGGCCCTCGAACGCAACCACCACCCGGCACGTGCCCGGCGTGGGCTCCGTTACCGTGATCGACTTCACGTATGGGAACGGCGAGGCGGGGCGGCCGATCTGCTTGGGCGCCTTCCCGCCGCGTCGGGCCAGTGCACGAAGGTAGCTGGTCGGCAGCGCGCCGAGCTCGATCGCCGTCTCCATCGGCGCGAGGTGGTTCCGCTGCAGACCAAGCACCCTCAGCCGGACGTCGACGCCGAGGTCGCGGTCCCGGACGTCGACGGCGCCGCCCACCACCAGCTGGTAGGGCGAGAACGTCGCCGGCGAGAGCCGGTAGAGGTCCGCCAGCGTAATCGAGTACTGCTTCCGCGCGAGCGAACGCTCGAGCAGCGCGTCCAGCGCCCGGCGCCACAGGACGTTGCTCGCCTGGAACTGGTAGAGCGTGTCCGCGCCGCCCGCGGTCTGCGTGAGCTGGGCCGCGTCCATGTAGATCTCTGCCGGCCCCTGGTGGGCGACCATCCGGACCTTGGCCCGCGTCGCGCCGATCTCGTACGCGTTGATCCCGCCGACCCTCAGGTCCTCGACGAACGTGCCGAGCACCGCCGTGGTCGCCGGCGACCCAGGGGGCGGCATCACCACCTCACCGCCGGGAGTGTCCAGGACCAGCTCGAACCGGACGATCCCGCTGACCACCCACAGGTTGCTCTGCGCGGAGAGGAACGGCCGCTTCTCGGTGGGCACGATCGGCACGTAGTCCGATTCAATCCCCTCGCCGTCGGCGGCCATCTCCACCCGGATCCCGTACTTGCCGTACTTGGCGTGCAGCCCGTCCGCCACGGCGGTGAGCACGGCCGCGCCCAGCGCGGTCCAGAAGTCCGGCTGCCCGCCGGTGAGGCGATCGAAGAAGGGGTTCAGCACCAGGTTGTTCACGCCCGGCACGTCGTCCGCGTAGAGGAACTTCGGGAAGACGCCGAGCAGCGCGACGGCCGCGGGGTCCTGCAGGTGCGTGAGTTGGGCGCCCGTGTTGTCGCGCCGCACGTGCACGACCTGGCCGACCGGGAAGTTGGCCACCTGGCCGGCCGCGATCTGCACCCGCTGCAGCGCTTCGTCGGTGTCCAGAATGACGGTCCGGGTCGCGGTGCCGGCCTTCTCGAGGTAGAACCCGTTCAGCTGGCCGGCGAACGCGATCGGCGCGATCGGCGCGGACTCCAGCGTGATCCAGCCGGTAACCCCGTCCGCGGCCGCCACGATCCACCGAGCCTCGCCCATGTTCGTGCGGAACCCGTCCACCTCCTGGCCCAGCGGATAGATGCGGCTGGCCTGGTCGGTCGCGTCGGCCTCGACCCGGAGCGACCTGAGGTTGTGCCCCCCCTCGATCTGGACGACGTCGGCGCTGGAACCCTGGAACTCGACGATGCTCACCGCATACAGGCCGCCGACCTGCCGGGTCACCTCGATCTCGTGCGACAGCTGCTCCGCGAGGGCGCGGAGTACTCCGAGCGGCGTGGTCTCCTGGTAGGCGAGCTCCGGGACGTCGTCGACGGGCACCACCTCGCCGGCGACGAAGTGGTCCGGCGCCATCTCCAGGATCTCGTCCAGGTGCTCGGCCGGGGTCAGCTCGAACAAGGAGAAGCCATGCTCGACCGAGCCGTCGGCGTTCACGCGCTCCGTGACGCCGGTGTTGAGGTCCATGGGGATCGACTCGCACTCGATCCGGCCCTCCAGCGTTCCGCGCTCCGTACGGGCTGCGACGTAGCTGAGGATCCGCCACTCCTCCCAGCTCCCGTCAGTGAAGATCACCCGGAGGACCCTGCGCTCGAGAACGTGAGCCCAGAGCGCGTCACTCGGCGCGGCCTTAACGTCGTCGAGAGGACCAGGCGGCAGGTACCAGGGTGCGCCGAGGGAGAGGCGCTCGCGTCCCTGCAGCTCCAGGATGTCACCCAGCGCGTGGACGTTGGGGATCGACGCGAGCCGGAGCCCGCTGCTCACCTCGACGTCCGACCACACCTCCACCCACGCCACATATCGGCCGGAGAAGGGGCGGCTGGCCGCGGCACCTGGGGCCTCGATGCTGAAGATCCCGGACTCCACCCAGCTGGATGAACCGTCGTTGTCGGTGGCGCGGACCCTCAGCTGGCAGTTCGCCGATACGATCCCGGCCACGCTCCCGGTCCAGGACGTCGCGGTGATCCCGGATGCGAGCGAGAGCCAGTCAGCGCCCCCGTTGGTGCTCAGCTCCAGGTCATAGGTGATCGGGTCGGCATCGCCCGTTGCAGCGCCCCATGCCGCCGAAAGGAGGCCGGCGACCGCCCCCCCGGCGGCTGGACTGACGAATGCGCCCGGATCACCGGGGACCGAGTCCAGCGGCTCCGACGCGGTGGTGGTCCAGGTCGCGTTGACGATGTCCGCGTCGTTTCCGGCGCCGGCCGAGTTGGTAAGGGTCGCGCCGGCGCCCTCGTCGCACTTGTAGTAGCGGTCCAGCCCGGCGACGGGGCCTGAAATTCGGGTGAACGCGCGGGCGAGGATCTCCGCGTCGGACGGGATCGTCGAATGGATCCGGACGTCCGAGTAGTAGAGGTCGCCCTCAGATGGTCCGAACCAGCCCCCGACCTTGCCGAGGAAGAGGTGGGTGAGCGCGTTGTAGGCACTCCCCGCCGGCGTCACGGACTCCCTCAGGACCCCATCGACGTAGATCTTCAGCTCCTTCGTGGTGCCGTTGAAGGTGTAGGTCAGCCGGTGCCAGGTCGCAGCGGAGACGAGCAGCGCGACGGTCAGGCCGGTGTTGGTGAAAGTGCCTGTGTAGAAGTATCCGCCGACGGCGCCGTCGCCGCGGACCACCCCGCCGTGCGAGAACGTACCCATCAGGTCCGCGACATTCGCGGAGCTGCCGCCCATGAACATCGCCCAGCCCCCACCCACGCCGGGTAGAACGGGCGCATAGACCAGCAGCTCGATCGCACCCGTAGCGCCGTACACACCGGCCCCGGGCAGGGGGATGCGAACGTACTGATCGGGCGCCGCTGCGCCGTCGATCCGGATGCATGGGAAGGCCATTGGCTACAGCCAGGCGCGGCGGTAGACCAGCTCGCCGGATCCGTCCGTGAGCTCGATCGTCGGCCAGTCCTCGGCGGCCAGGTCGGCGTACGCCGGTAGGAGCCGCGGCCACGTCGAGGTGCTCGCGACGTACAGGTGGATCGCGTTCACGCCGTCCTGGTCGACCACCGTCTGCGAGTAGGTGTCGATCACCAGCGACTCGTCCCCGGCGAGCACGGTGCCGGTGAAGTCCATCCGCGCGACCTCGTCCCCGGAGTAATCCTTCAGGATCAGGATCGGGTCGGTGGCGGGCCCCTCGATCATGATCCGCGGCAGGGTCCGGCCGTCGCCCATCGGGACCGGCGCCGGGGCCGCGCTCAGCGAGACCGAGCTGGTGAGCAGGTCGTAAGCGTAGGGGTCTGGGCAGGTGATCGAGATCGTGATGTCGGCCGCCAGCTGATCGAGGTCCGGGCTGATCGGCGTGACCGGCAGCGCGTCGATGGACCCGCGGAACTCCAGGTCCGGCTGGTCAGGGAGCACCAGCGCGATCGGCCCCAGCGAGAGCGCGCGCATGAGGGCCCTGCGCTTCGCAATGAAGTCGGCGCGGGTGGAGCCGCGCTGCGTCCCGATCAGCGTGATCTTCCGCGGCTGGATGGTCCCACCCGGGTCCAGGTACAGCGCGTCGTCACGCCCGGGCACCTCCTGGGTGACCGGCACGCGGACCACGCCGTTCAGGTGGCCGGTCACGTTCCGAACGATGAGGCCATACTCGTCCTCGACGTCGATGCCGTCGATCAGGATGCCGGATTCCATGACTCAGGTGATTGCGGTGTTGCCGTACGCGCGGCGCAGCTCCTTCTCGCGCCGGCCGAGCAGCTCGTCGATGTCCTCCGCGACGCGACGACCGACGCGATCGGCGATCTCCGGCACCGGAGTCCCCGCCGGCAGCTCGCTCGGCGTTATGGTGACCCGAACGGCGCCGTCCTCGAACACCGTCATGGCCGGCCCGGCCGCGGCGGGCAGGGTCGGGATGAGCGGCGGGGTCACCGCGTAGGCGCGGCCGGTCACCGCGGTGGCGATGACTTCCAGCGCGCGCAGCTGCCGCTCGTCCAGGTACGCGGACGTGGCCAGGTAGCCGATCATCCGGTTGGCCGTGACCTCGGTGATCGACCGGCTGACCTGGAAGCCGTTGGTCTCGCCGCCGCCGGCGCCAGCGTCGCCCGCGCCCTGGAACTGCAGCAGCAGCTGGCGGAGCTGCTCCGCGGTCAGGTCGCCGAGGTCAGCGCCGTCCCGGAGGTTCGCGATGATCGAGGCGATGATGTCGTCGCGGCGCTTCCGGCCCGCCTCTGTGGACAGGTCCAAGCCCGCGAGCTCGTCCAACTCGTCGCCGAACTCGCCGAAGCTCTTCCCCGCGGCCTTCAGCTGGCGCACCGTCTCGCGGATCCGTTCCGCTGCGTCGGTGCGCCCGAGGACCTCGAACTCGAAGGCCACCCGCGCGATGATGCCGGCCACGTCGTCCGCGAAGGAGCCCAGGCCGCCCAGCTGCTTCTGGAGCTCCGGGGTGAGCCTGCGAATCGCCTCGAGCAGGCCGGCGCGGTCGTTGTTCGCGGCGAAGGCGGCCAGGTTCGTGTTGTAGCGCTGATCGAAGTCCTCCAGGTAGCGCTGCAGCGCGAGGGTGGCCTCGCTGTTGGTGCTGCCGGCGCCGGCGAGCCCCATCTGCCGGGCGGTGAACGCGAGGCCGGCGTTGCCCCTGAGCCCGCGCTGGCCCGCCTGCTCCAGGAGGGAGGCGATTCGGTTGAGCTGCGTGACGTCCTGAGCGCCCTGGGTGCTGCTGAGGGTGTCCCGGATCGTGTCGCGCAGATCCTCAAGCGCGCCGGTCAGATCCGAGAACATCCGTCGCAGCTGCTCGTCGCGCTGCTTCTGCTCCGGGCTCTTTCCACCGAGCCCCAGCGCCTTGCCGACGCTCTGAACCGCACTCCCGACGGAGGCGATCAGGCCGGGGATTGCGGATAGGTCTCCCTGGACGACCGCGAAGGCGTTGGTCCCAACGCTCGCGAGGTCCGCGAGGGCGTTCGCCAGGTCGTCCGAGAGGATCCCAACCGCGTTGCCAAACTCGATGATGGCGAAGGCGTACTCCTCGACCATCTGCGCCTGCTCGCGCACACGGCGGAGGTGCTCCTGGTGGGCCTGCCGCCGCAGCTTCTCCATCTCCTCGAACTGGCGGTACTCCCGCTCGTTCGCGTCGAGCTGCCGATCCACTGCCTGCTCGTACCGCTGGCCGAAGCGAACGGCCGCCTGTTCAAACGCCCTCCGGATGTTCGTGCCCTCCTCGAGTGCACGGGACTCGGCGACGAGCACGGCCACGAACTGCTCCAGCGCGTTGAGCGTCTCTGCCGAAGGCGCGAGCTCAGCCTGCTCGGCCAGGAGGTCGCCCTTCTTCTGCAGGGTCTCGAGGCGCCCCGCGGCGGCGAGGTCCGCGCGGAGCTTCGCGAAGTTGGCCTCCATATCCGCGGGGAGCTGCTGACCGAACTTCTGCTGGGCCTCCCGGTAGAGCGCATCGAGCGCCGCTCTCTCGTCGTCGATCGCGGACGTCGTGAGCCCGCGAAGGCGCTGCGCGACTTCCTCCTGGATCCGGACGCGTTCCTCCGCGAGCTGCCTGGCGTCGGCACGGGCGCGTTCCGCGGCCTGGCGCCGCTCGGTCTCGGCGCGGCGCGCAGCAGCCAGCCGCTCCCGCTCCTCCTCCTGCTTGCGCCGGTCCGCCTCGATCCGCTCACGGATCTGCGCGTCCCGGGCGGCAGCGGCGTCCGCGGCCTGCTGGGCCGCGGTCCGAACCGGCGCGCCGCTCAGCGTCCGCAGCTCACCGGCCTCGAGCTGACGGGTGGTCTCCGCGCGACTGCGGCGGTAGGCGTCGTAGTCGAGTCCACCGGATCCATTGTTGGAGCTCCCGAAGAGGTCGTTCCAGACCTCCCGGGGCCCGTTGCGGACCAGGTTGACGACGATGTCGATCGGCTTCGAGGCGATAACGAGCAGCTGCCCGAGGCCGGCCAGGAGACCGGCCAGGCCATAGCTGACGAACTGGGTGACCTCGCGCGCGAAGTTCCGGAGCGGAACGATCGCAGCCGCGAACGCCGCCTTCGACTCGTCAGTCCGGCGGTTCGCCTGCTCGGTCAGTCCGGCCTGCGAGCGGAGGTAATCCTCGTACGCGCCGCGCACCTTCTCGCCGTCCCGGAGCGCTGCGTCGACGATGGCGTACGACTTCGCCTGGTCGTCCAGCTGGCCGACCGAGACGCCGATCCGGTTCGCGAGCTCCTCGTAGAGAGCGGAGGGATTCTTCCCGAAGAGCTTGTCGGTACCCTCGTCGATCCCGAGGGCGGCCTGCTCGATCGCCTGCAGCGTCTGCGCGGCGGTGAGGCCCTTGGACGCGCCCAGGTCGAGGAACGCGCGCAGCGCCTCCTCGGCGACCGCGATGTCGCCCGACTTCTCGGCTAGCCGCGCGACCACGGTCGTGAGGTCGTTTGCTACGGGGATCGCGAGTCGGAAGTCGTCCTGCAGGCCTCGGGAGAGGCCCTGCAGCTGCTCCAGTTCGATCCCCGTCACGCGGGCGGTGCCGGCGAGCTTCCGATTCGACGCCTCGAGCTCGTCGAACGCCCGGACGGAGTCGCGGACGAACGACGTCAGGGTGCTGATGGTGAGGTACCCGCCGATCGCGGTCTTGAGCGGGCCGAGCGCGCGCAGCAGGCCGCCGGACATGGCCTCACCGGCCTTGCCCCCCGCGGCACCGGCCTCCGAAGCGACTCCATCGAGCCCGGTTCGCACGGCGCCGACGAAGCGCCCGCGGCTGTCGCGGAGGCGGCCCTCAACACCGGCGGCAACGCCCGCCCCGGCCTTCTCGCCGATCTCCCGGCCGGCCTGGCCCGCCTGCCGCTCCCCGCGCTCCATCTCGGTGAGCAGCTGCTGGACGGCGCGGCGTGCGCCATTCGCCACGCCGGCCTCGATGGCCGCGCCCGCGCGGCGGGCACCACCGCCGAGCGACCGCTCCATCCCCTGGCCCGCGCGCTTCGCCTCGGCGTCCGCCTGGCGGATCTTCGCGACCGCGCGCTGGAGAACCCCGCCAAGCTGATCATCCTTGGCGGACAGCTCCCAGAAGATCTCGTCGATCCGCTGACCCATGGGTCTCCCTCGGCGGGGAAAACGAGAAAGCCCGACCAACCCCGGGGAAGGGGATTGATCGGGCTCTCGATGGAACCTCGGTCGGGGGCCGCACCTCGCGGCCTGCGTTTCAAACCTACTCGGCGGCCGCGGGCGAGGTCAACGGCGACGGTTCAGCGGCCGAGCAGGTCCTCTGCCTCCGCCTCGCGCGCGGCGGCGGAGCCCAGCTCGATCCCCACCATCAGGGATGCCAGCGACCGGCCGTCGGCGATCTCCGCGGGCGGCCGCCGCTCTCGCGCGGCGACTCCGGCGATCAGCCCGCCCCAGGTGAACCGGTGCGCCTTCTCACCCGCCGTGCGCGGCGCCAGGCGCTTGGCGGCGTAGATCCGGAGCGCGTTGACCTCCCAGTAGGCGCGGTGGATCTGCCAGAGGTCGACCGGCGAGAAGCTTTCGAACCGCGCCCGGAACCCGGCCGGATATTCCGCGCGAAATGCTGGCCCGGGGCTGCACGCCTGGGCGGCGATCTCGGCGAGGATGACGACCTGGGCGCGCGCCACCTCCGCGATCATCTCGCTGACGGGTGCCTCAGCCTTGCCGCTGGCCTGGATCGCCTCCAGCGCGGACCGGCGGTCGCAGAGCCAGTCCAGCCATTCGTCCTGGTCCTGCAGCCACAGCAGCGCGTGGATGCCCTTCGGATGGACGTTGACGGTCCCGCCGGAGGTCGCGACGGGCACCGGCTTATCGGAGAGCGCGGCAACGGCGGCGAGCTCCGCGGCCGCGTCCATGTCCGCGCGCTTCCCGGGCTTCGCGCCGCCGCCTCCGGAACTCACTCCCTTCAGGCGCAGGAGCTGGCCGTACCGGAAGACCCAGGTCCAGAGGTCGACCGGTTCGTCGTCGGGCCAGAACGCGGCGATCTCCGACTCCGCCGCGAGTTCCCGCTGCCTCAAATGCGAGCGGAGCCGGCGGCACGAGTCCGCCAGCTCCTGCTCGGATGCGAAGAGGCGCAGGGACCTGCTGACCTCCCGCTTCTTCATCGCATCAGGCCCACTGGTAGTAGGCCTTCCGCCCGGCGATCGCCGACAGCGGGGTCGGCACACCGGATCCGGTGTTGTAGGTCACCTCGCCGGTGGGCGTCAGCTCCGCGCCCCAGAACTCGACCCGGTGGGTCGTGCCGTCCTCGCGGGTGCCCTGCAGCGCGACGGAGATGTTCCGGAGGCTCCGCTCCTTCTTGTAGTCCACCACCAGGCGGGAGGGAGAGGCCTCGGTACCGGCGCCGGCGATGTCGCCCGGATCGATGCCGTGCGAGTAGGCGATGTGCTCCAGGTCGGCCCCGTGCACCGCCCAGCTCGGCAGGTAGTCCGCGTAGCTGCAGAGCCGAGTCACGAACCCGTGCGTCGCCGAGCGGAGCACGGTCTCGTTCGAGTCGCGGCCCACCCGGCAGCCCTCGTCGGTCACCAGGCCGATGTCGATCTCCTCCCGCTCGACGACGGCCGCGCCGTTCTGGTGGGCGAACGCCAGGGCGTCGCGCACCGTGACCACCGCACCCACCGGCGCGCCGTCGACGACGACCTCCTCGATCAGGTTCCCGGCGCTGATGCGCAGCCGGTCGCCGTCCGCGATGCCGACGGCGCTCGCTACCGTGATCGTCGTGTCGCCGATGTTCGCGGCCGCCGCTAGCGTCGTGCTCGCGCCGCCCGACTTGTCCTGGAGCAGGGACACGGAGTCCAGCTCGCCAATGACCTCGCCGCTATCGTTGCGCATCTCTCACCTCAGCCACGGAAGATGGTGAACTCGCCCTCAAGATCCCGCCGCCGTCCGGGGCGGCCCCACTCCGACAATTCGGGACGGCCGGTCCACCGGATCCGCCCGTTGATGTTCTGATCGGCCAGCGCCGAGGTCCTCAGCACTTCCTCCCAGCGGTCCAGGATCCGGCTCTCGAGCCCCTGGGCGCCCCCGTCGACGAAGACGCTCAGCTGGATCCGTCCGATCACCGCGTTGCCGGTCCCGCTTCCGAAGCGGTGGACCTCCAGGTGCAGGGCCGTGATCGGGCGCGCGTTCGCGCCCTCGTCGCCCCACTCCACCACCGGGTGCGGGTTGTCCGCGTGCAGCTCCACCAGTCCGCCCGGATCGGTGTCTGCCTCCGCGATCGCGACGATCGCCGCCTGCAGGTCGAATTCATTCACCACGGGCGAGCTCCCGTCTCACCAGGTCGATCATCCGCGGCCGCGCCCGTTCGAACGCGCGAGTCGCGTGGGGCCGGGGTGCGATGGTGATCCCGCCGGGGTGGTTCGTGACGCCGTAGTGCAGGTACAGCAGGCTCTCCCGGTTCGACCCCACCCGCAGCTTGTCCGCGTCGGTATCGTCCACCGCGATGCTGCTCGCGGAGACGCCGCTGTCCTTCGCCGGCGATTCACCGGGCGCGCTCGCCCGGTGGTCCGCCCTTGTCCGCTTCACACCGCTACGGTCCCGGATCGGGATGACCCGGGCGCCCTTCGTGATGAAGCGGAGCCCTGCCTCGTAGGTCCGGCCGCTGCCCGGCTGGCTCAGCTCCTCGACCCAGTCGCCGCGGAAGCTCTCCGCGGCCACCCGCAGCGCCCGCCTCACCCGCGGAGACTTGGCGCCCAGCTCGCGCAGCAGCTCGCCTGCTCCCGCGATGAGCGTCCACCCCGGCTTCCGGTTGGCCATCCGCGTTACCCAGCGGACGGGGCCGGGAGGAAGGCAGCCTCAGCCTTCCGGTGCGGCAAGTGCGCGTGCTCGTGGACCCACCGAACCGCCAGCCACCGTCCCAGGTACTTCCCCGAGGTGACCAAGAGCTCATCGCCGAGGGTCCGCGCCTGGTCGTCCGGGCCCCTCACGTCCGTGTCCGGGTCCAGCGTCACCAGCAGCTCGGCGTCCGGCACCAGCCCCAGGCCCTTCCGCTCGGCTCCCGCGCGCTTCACCTGGATCCGGCAGCGGATCCCCTCGGTGTCCTCGTGGGTCCGGGTGGTCTGACCGTTGACGATCTCCGCCGTGTACCGGCGGCGGGTCACCTCGTCGATCAGCAACTCGGTCAGCGCCGGATTCGGCACTGGTTACTCCGAGGCGCTGCGGCCCCTCCCGCGGGGCGGTACCGCCTCCGGGGTCTCCCCCGTGCTCGCCGGCGTCTCCTCGACGTAGCGCGCGCACTTCACCCGGCTCACCAGCTTGTCGGCCAGGTAGGGCGAGAGCGTGAGCTCGGTGCCCTTGGCGTGCTCGGCGTGGTCGCTCGTCAGGACG